AAAAACGACAAGGGGGGTACCCGGAACGGTACAGCGTATCGTGCACAATGGCGAGTATGTCTTTTTACGTAGTTCGACGTCTGATATTTACGTATACAAAATAAACGCGGAGGGGTCGCCGGTACTGATTGACACTAATGACGCCATGACCCCGAACGATATGGAGGGGATCTATCACAGCGGGCGCTTTCTGTATGCGTGCAATGATGATACTCTATGTGTTTTTAAATTAGACACGAATGAAAAACTTATTTTAATCGACGTGATACCCACGGATTCGGGTATCCAAGACGTTCACGGTTATGATAACTTTATTTTCATCATAGACAGTGTCGGCGTCAAATCTTACTCGGAAAATCACCTTGGGGTTTTAACATCTATTGACAGTTTTGCCAGTGTTGGCGGGTCCGCAATTTGGTCAAAGAGCGGGCGGTTATTCGTGGCTGCTTCGTGGGGTCTGATAAACGTAACAGTGTCGGAGTCCGGACGATTGACATACAAAGAGGCATACTACGGCGGACTTGTAAACGCGGTGCACGGTGACGAAGATTTTATTTATGCCGTAACAAGCGTGGGTGATTTGCTCGTTATGCGGATAGGTACCGACGGGGCATTGTCAACATTGAGTACAACGGCGCTACCCACTTCGAGTGTCCAAACCTGTTACTGGGATGGCGGATACCTTCACCTGTGTATGCCCGACAGGTTTTTGTCGTTCGGCGTTGACCGGTCAACCGGCGCGGCCACACTCGAAAACCAAGTATATGACTCAATTGCGCAGTATTTTGACTCAATATTACACGGCGGGAATCTGGTAGTTGTTAAGAGTTTAGTGGTGGAGGGCCCGCCCTACGCGATTGACGTGTTTTCGTTCGGGGATTCACGCGTTGAATACCCGGTCAATTTCGTACCAAACGGCTACGGGATACTAGACGGCGTAATAAGTGTTCAGGGTTCCGACCTCGCCGTGACTGGCGAGGCCCCGCTGGGATTTGACCCGCAAATAGTAGAGCGGTCTAACTCGCGAGTGTTGGACGTGGATACGCGGTGGGATAAGATCTGCTACCAGTGGTTTGGCAGTTTTGACAGGTTGCAAGAGCTCTATGATGCCAATGACCACATTGACGCCGATATCAAAGCACGCTTGTATGTGCCACGCGGCACGATAGTATACAAGCCGGTGTCGGCCGAAACTGGTGAGTCGTCAATTGGCGCGGTATCATGGAGACGATGACATGTTAAAGAGCTATAAAATACTCGTCAACGGGATGGACATCACTAGCCAAATAAAAGACACGATTACCAAAATAACATACCGTGATAACATGGGCCTCAAGACAGACACTTGCGACTTTTCGTTCAACAACACCGCGTTTGACCACAGTTTTCTAATGCCGGATGCGTCACTAGTCGAGCTAGAGTTAACAGACCACAGCGATAAAGTTTTGCGGACAGGGTCCCTCTATGTGGATACAAGGAGCGGCAAGATCGGCAAGGGCCACACGGTGACGATCATGACTAATTCGCAGCCTATGAACCGGCCAAGCCTGCGCCAATTTGTGTCTTACTCGAAACGTAAGGTCGCCCTTCGGACAATGCTCAAAGACGTGCTGAAAAAGGCAGACCTTGAGTTGATTTACTTGTTTGCTGAGTCACCCACTAAGCTATGGGACATAAATCTAAAAAACGTAGTGATACAGAACGAGACAATCGGCGCGGTGATTGACCGGTACGCTTCGGATTTTGGGTGCATGCTCAAACTGCATGACAATCAAATAATTTTTGCCAACAAATTAATTTTTGACCAATACGAAATCAATAAAATAATTGAGCCCTCTGCGGGGTGGATTGAAGATTTTGAGTATGAAATAAACGAGCGGCAGTTTTCTGAGTTTTCTGTGAAATATTACAACCCACGGACGGGCAAAACAACGGAAGACAAAAAGAACAAAAAATCAATACTGTTGACCGAGTCCCAAACAGTCAAGAGACTTATAGGCCAGCTTGCCGACAGCACTGCGGCGCGTGCGATAGCGATGTCCGTTGATGGTCAAAGCCAAGTCACCATATCATTTAGAACGGACGGTGACTCGGGGTGGCTTGCGGGCGACGTTTTGCAAGCGCAAGAGTTTGAAGAATTTACCGGCAAATATGTTATAACTAGTTTATTGCATGAGATCGGCACCGGCTGGAATGTAAGAGTGGAAGCCGAGAATATTTTTTAAGGAGAAAAAAAATGGCACGAAGAGTTTTACTAGGAGATGGCCGGTTAGCTGCTAACGAACTAACGGCAAGTGAAGTGGTGCCGATCGGCGCTACTTTTACCGAAGTCGCATCCACAATCAACACCCTGAACGGCGGGCGGGGTATGGCCGCAAGCGGGCTAAACGAACTAGTCACGCATATCGCCATAACTGACACTATGCCCGCCGGGTCCGAGATCGTTATTACTCCGTGGGTGATAGGGTTCGGCGCTCTTGACGACGTCACCGAAGTCCTCGGAACTGTAACGGATGACACCCTTGCTAATCGTCTGGTTAACAACCAAGGAATTCGTGACGCCGATTTTATAAAAATCACATATCGTTTTCAGCAAGGCGCAGCCGCATACACAGTGACGGCGATTAACACACAGCTGAAAAACGCGGCGGCTAGTCAAAGCGTTGCGCTAGTCCCGCAATCGAGAGTCCCGAAACGATACGAGGCCGCTACAGCGCCACTAGATATTGATTATGCGGTTACTTCGGCGTTTCATCTAATCTCAGTCAGTATGACTTGGAGCGGCGCAGTCACCACGGATGAAGACTTCACAGTTAAGGTTCTTAACGGGTCCGGTGATGTCCATTGGCTCTACACGTTCGCGCCCCTGGACCGAATGCCCGGCCTAGTTTTCGATATCGATTTCGACAAGCGGGAATTCCCTGCGGGATATACTATCGCTATAGATTTCCCAAACACCGAGGCAAACACAATAATCGTAAACACTATCTACGAACTAGATAACGCAATTTAAGGAAGGTGAGAAATGGTACAGTTTAGAGTAGAGGGCGTTCTAGTCACGGGTAATTTTTCGGTTGCGCCGGACGGTACAACCACGATTATTTCAAACACGAACGCGGATGTTGTTATCACCCCCCACGGAACGGGTAATTTCGAATGGTCCGGCGCGAATTCATCCCTGTCCGACTTGGGTGCGCTGTCACTCGGCGGAGATATTACCCTTGTAGGTGGTGGGTCTATACTCACAGATTCGAACGGTGACATCGCACTCGCGCCGCACGGTACTGGGTATATAACCGCATCTTCAAAGCAAGCAATTACGGGCGGCGGCTTGTCAACTGCGTGGGTCGCTAACAGTTTGTCAATGGGCCACGACCCAGCGACACACGTATCGTGGATTCAGGGTGGGGCAACGGCCGCCGGTACCCTGCAACTTAACCCGCAAGGTGGTCTAACCGTTGTTGGCGGTACCGGGGTTGGCAGTCATAGTCTCGGTACCGGAGACGTGGTTTTTAATAACAAAATAGAGGTTGATGGGTACTCTTATCTCGACGGATTAGTGCTACTTGGAAGTGCGATAAAATTCGGTGTGAATCAACAGATTTATGGTGACTCAACTGTAGGATATTTTTACCCGTATCTAACAACACAGACAGCATATTGTATGGGTTTTGGATTAGGCAGTCTATCAAATACTCTTTTAATCGCCGAGCGGGGTGACGAAACCGGTTTCGACTGGCAGGTACCACAACAAACAACGCCCACACTCGCGATCTGTGGGGCAGTGCGAAACACGACTCACATAGGGCTATTAGCTCATGACGACACAGACTTCACTATAGATTCGTTGACACTGACGACTAAGTTTAAGTCTGGTATCAAACACAATGTAACAACAGTAAACGCGGCGACATATGATCTGCTTGCAAGCGATTATATTTTGCATGTCACATATACAGCCACGGCAGCTGTGACTTCTCTAACTCTTCCAAGTGCTCAATGTGTCGATGGCCGTGTGATTTATTTTGCTGATGCTGGTGGCAATGCGGGCGCGAACAATATCACTTTTGACACCGAAGGCAGTGAGACGATTAACGGATCTGCCACGCACGTTGTGAGTACTAATTACGGCAAGGGGATGATCTATTCCGATGGGTCTAATTGGTTCATAGGAGCATAAAAAATGGTAACCCTGCGCGTCAACGGCACCCTAGTTTCAAACGGACCTCTCTACGCCGTGCGGTCTGTGATTCAGCTGATTAATGACGCGAGCTTTACGTTGCCTGACTCACGGGCCGGATTCGGTTTTTTCCAAGCGGGTAATGGTGCCGAATACATGCAGCTATCATGGGCCGATGACGCCACAGCGGTGACTGTTATCAATGGGTCGCTCAATACGGCGAACTCTGATAGTGTAGGCGACTTTTGCGCGTATAAAGTCGGTAATCAAGTCACAATAAAAAACAGACTCGGAACGACTCAAAAAATAGCATTCGAATATTTCTACTACAAGCCATAGGGGGTATTTTTAATGTCTGCGTCCACGCCTTTGAAATCAAATGGAGAAAAAATATCCCGTCACGGAACACTAGGCAATGACGTGTTCTCGATGGGCGACTTGCTCGACTACACCTCGGGTGGGGTGATAACCCTTCCTACGGGCAAGTGGATCTTTCGCGAAAGTTTTTCAATTGGCACGAACCGGTTTTATTTGCCGATAGGATGGCAGGGCGAAATAACTGTAGATAATACGCGCAACGTCGCCATCACATACGAGGGTACCGGTACGATGTGGACCGTTTTCTACGCGGCCCGCCTTGCATTTGTGGATATGGGTTACATCCTAACGGGGATCGGCGCGCAATTTATCGACGTTACTGGCTCGGGGACGAACCTAGAAAACGGCATAATCCAGTTTCAAAACACGGGTCAAACTATCGGCACGTTTACGGATTGTTTTGGCGTGTACATGGATTTACTATATCTACTCGGGCACACTAACGGCATGCGTATAATTCGGGGCAGTAACGTCAACATACGCAATATAGTGATACAAAGCTCTGGCGCTGGTACGGGCCCTGTTGTGAGCATAGAGGAGATTGCGGGCACATTTGGGCCGCTCGCTACTATTAATCAACTATCAGTTATAGCGGGGCCAAACGAAAGCGTATTTTTTATTGACCCGTGCGCTAACGTCCCTGTGTCTATAAATGACACGGTGGCGGCGGGGTATAAAGACTTCTGGGAGGTCCGTGACACGGGGTCTATCGCCAGTTTTACAGACGTGTCCACAGGTGCCACGGCGGTATCGGTAACAGACGACAGCGGTGACGCGTTGTTTACCTCCGTAGCCCATGGTTTAGTTGTTGGCGAGACGCCCGTCCATACGACCTCTCCTGAAGCGTCCTATAACGTGTCACTGCCTGTAACAGATGTGCCGACGGCCGACACTTACAAAGTCGGGGTTGACTACGTATCAGACGAGACCCTATTGTTTGAGACGACGACCTGCCGGGTCAATGCCGTTGCGCACGGGCTCATGGACATGGCGTGTCTGTGCATATTGGACACGCTGTATTTCAGCGCTGGGTACAAGATATTTAATGTTCAGACGGACAGCTTTGAGATAACGCTTGGGAAGCCCTTTCCGCCAACGGGGACCGAAACGGGGACTTGGAGTACAAGCTCGTTAACCTCGCAGAGCCCGTACGTAAATAGCGTGAGTAACGGCGAGGGCGTTAGAAACTCCAAAAACGTAGGGGCGTGGCTAGTAGGCGGTAACACTGCTGAGACCGATACTTCGACCCGATACCAGTTTGTTGATTTTAATTTAGGCGGCTTGGCGGTACCGCAAGGCCACATTGAGCAGTGGACAGTAATTGACCCAACTACCGGCGCTATCAGATTTGACGGTCTCTACAGAACATACTTGACATACAAGGGCCACGTAACCGCAAAATCGGCGGGTAGCCCGCAAGAATTTAGGATACGGTTGATGAGGAGCCGAAACGGCGCGGCGTTTACGGAATTGCCCGCCCCGGACAACGTCGACGAAAAAGTCGGCGTTGCAGGGTTTTTGCAAACCACATCAGTGCAATGGAGTATAAACGTGTACCCGGGCGACGTGTATAAAATGCAAGTGGCCAATTGGGATGGGATTTCGAAATGGGTAATTGACACAGTAAAGAGTACAACAGAATAGGGAGAAAAAAAATGTCAGAAGAGAAAAAAGCAATCATCAGTTTAAGTTTTCTATGTTCGGATGAGATGGAGGGCGAAACGGTCACGAAAAAAGCCCGAGACGTGGCCAGCTCGGCCATGGCCATCATAGACAACTTCATATCCGGGCAACCAGAGGGCAGCACGGCGCAAGAGCGTACGGCACCGATAGGGGCGGACCGCAGAATGGACGTTACTATAACTGTGGTAGTTGACGCGATAGCAGCGGCGGCAAGCCTCGAAACTCTTGTCAACAACAACCTAGGCTTATTCCCGCCGATGATACCAAACACAAAACGCTTCGTGTACCTATCCGAAGAGATGCTGGATGTTGTTGATCCAGTAGTCTAATTTGTGCTAAACTGGAAACAGCAAAAAGGAGAGAAAACATGAGAATTGATTTTGAAACTGTGGTGATTGACCTGGGGGGCAAACCGGCGGGCAACGCCGCGAAGGGCGGCGCGCCGTACACGTTCCGCGATGCATTTCTGGACGTGGTCAATATGTCAATGGCTAACCAACCCCCGGAGGTCAAGCGCGCTATTTACAACTGGGGCGTTAAGATCGCCGAAAACAAAACACTCGAAATAACCGAACAAGAGGCCAATGAACTGGCGTCGATCATATCGATGCACCCCGGCGCTATTGTGATGGGGCGCATTCAAGACGCTCTCGCGGCTCCGGTTGCAGCACCAGCACCCGCGCCACTCAGGGCCGTACCGAAAGAGGAAGAGTAACAAAAAATGACTTGTCAATCCGATCACGACTTACTGCTGGAAATGCGCGCGGACGTGCGCTACATAAAGCTGAATCTCGTAACCCGTCCAGAAATCAGGTTGACAGTATCGGACGGCATAGACATCCACGAAGACAAAAAACACAAAAGTATTCCTGTCGCCACCATCATATCGACTGTTGTGATTGTAAGCGCCGCGCTAGGGACGATCATCACCAAACTTTTCTAGCCGTTTTTTCATGCCCTTCGTGGGTTTCATCCAGTCATCAGATTGACCCGGGTTCACTGCGAAATCTTCGCCTTGATCTTCGGCTGTGATAGTCACCGGGCCGGATTCCTTGATACCGTTTAGCGCAACATACGACTCAGTATATTCTAGCACTTGCGACCGCTCTTGGTAGTGGTTCGGTGTGTAATACTTGTCCCAAAATGGGTCGCTTTTTTTCCTACGGACGCCATTTAACTGCATACAAATATCAGTGGTACCGCCGTCTAAAACCGCCGCATATTCGAGCATAGCCACAAGTTTGCTAGCCTGCGCGGCTTTCCACCTGCCGACACTGTGGGCGGTGCTGTAATTAGTTCGGTATACGTTTTCGATATAGTATGGTTCCTCGCCCGCAAGCCCTAGCGTGTTCATGATCTCGTCACGCCCGACTCTGTCCATAAAATCGCGCAAGCCCAAACCGGTAGGCACGTTTTTGATAAACAGTTTCTGCAGGGCCTCCATGTTGTCGTAAAAGTCCAGCTTTGCGCGCGCGGTCAACATGCTGTCCATTTTGCCCGCCAGCTCGTCAACATACTCTTGACCCACACCTGCGTCGTCCAATATAGCGTCAATGGTTTTCTCATCAATCACATAGGCCGCATCCGTTTTCGCGCTAAACCTCGCCACGGCCTTCTCTTGGGCGTCGATGTTTTTATACGCGTGGATGTAGCCGAGCAAGTGGCTGTGCATGATCGAGAGGAAGATTAGTTGCTCTGAGGAGTCTAGATAATTGTTTCCCGGTTTGGGGCTGGGATCGCCCGCGCGTGCGTATAGCTCGGCATAAATGCCGTCTGCTATTTGTTGCCCGTAGACGTCGGTAATAGCGGCAAGATCTGACTCTGCGCTTTCAACACGTTTTTCCTCCGCTCGGTTTGCAAAAAAAAACTAGAGAGCTCTGTTGGCACTGTGGGTATGGAGGTCGGCTCTACTAATAGATCGTCATCGTCCTCCGCGCGCACAACATTATATTTCGAGTGAAACCATTTTGCGCTAACGGGCACTTGCGCTTGAACTGCTTTGATAGTCTCCTCAAACGTGGGGTCATACTCGTAGATAAACTTAAACAAGGGCAATTTTTCGGGGTCGATTTTGCCAATATTCAGCTCGGCAGTCCAGCGCAATATAGTGTTGATAGCCGGTTGCAGTTCGCGAGTCGTTACCTTCTCGGCGCGTGCTTCCACAAGTGCCTCTTGATTTTTGGTATCCCCACGATTTGAATAGCGAGTGTCATTTGTTAGCGTGGAGCTCCCTAGGATGCCCTTGGAGATCATGCGATTAAACATCTCTACGAGATTGATAACATCGTCGCCCTTTGCGCTTGCGTTTATCGACTCGATTTTATCAACATTAGCAACCGCAATGCCCGAGTTATTCGCGAGTTTTTTAAGCTCGGCGGCGAGTAGCAGGCCCTCCGCTTGCGTGGCCTCTTTGTTTGCGCTCGCTTTGTACATCGCAATAATCGAGGGGATAATCGCCTTTTTGACGTATAGCAAGCCCGCTTTAATGCAGGCTTTGCGGAAAAACCAAGCCCAATAGACCCCCAACTCCATCGACTTCCCGTTTAGATTACCAGCGATCACGTTGTGCGATACGGACACGTACTTGTACGGCTCGTCGTCGAGTATGATGTTGTTCGCAACGTCGACCATCCGACCCCGCTGATTAAAACCGTACCGCGTATGACTGAGCGGTTTCAATCGGTCAACATACCAACCCCCCGTTATAGCCGGGTCGGCCCAAATAAGTTCACAAATTACATGCCCATAATCGAGGGCATTTAAAAACTCGTTAGTCTGTTTTATGAGCGCCCCGCCTTGGCGGGCTATAACATCCTTATAAAACTGGACTAGCTTATCATCTTCGCCCTCAATGACGTACTGAGTGCGTGTCACAAAGGATTTGAACGTCTCCATTTCGGCGGACACTTGTTCATCATGCAGCATGTTCTGAACGGTCTCAAAAACTTCCTCCGCACTAATGTCAGATAGGAATTCTTCATCAACCGATTCAAACAATTGATCCAGATCGGTGCCCTCGTTTTCGGCGCTGATGTCCGAAATCAATCGCGTGGGGTCGATCGCTTTACGCTCAATAACAGCGTGGTTATCAATGGGCACTATTGGATCATATTTAAACATTATTTAACCCCGTTCTCATGCAAAAACCTGATGACGTAGCGGCCTATTTTCGTAAGCGTGCCGCCGCTTGCTAGTATAGCGCAGACCATCCTGTACGATTTAAGCGTGACGCTGATATCTAAGTCAGTACAACCATAATATGCTAGTGATTGCGCCACTTTTTGAATATTGGGCATCTCATGCATTTGGTCAAAATACACATCAAACGTCGCTTTGTTTGCCTCCGCCTCGTAGCCCGCGCGCTTGGCGCTCGAAAACAGATACCGCAGCCAGAACGCATACCCGTCAACGTGCCATTGATGCACGTGCCCAAATTCGTGGGCACAGATAAAAACTTGGTCCCACAGCGACCACTGTTGTGTGTCCGTACCGATTTTAAACGGGACGTAGATTTTGTTTTTAACTGTAGTAACGTAGCCCGCCATAAATTGCTGGTAGCTTATCGGGCTCACCAGTGACAAGAGCCTACCGATTATTTTCATCTCGGACGCGGTCGACTTTTGCACTACTTTAGCGCCGTAGCGCCATGCCATATGCGCCCACAGCCTTTGGACTATTTCCGGCGTCAACTTTTCCATGTCAATCAACTCCCATTATCTCACAATCGTGCTTGGGCATGCACGTGTGGAAATCCTTGTCTGCCGGTAAACAACACGCCCAAACCGGGTTAGAAATACTCTCTACTTCGCCACAGTCTTGCACGTCTGTCCAATCAGAATCACCATCACAAATTTGAACAAATGCGCCATCGCACCGGGTCTCTTCCGGGGTGCATGACTCGCCGGGCTCGCAAGCCACAATTACTAACGCTAATATGATTATAAACTTCATTTTTGCATACTCCTTTTAGAATGTTATCTTACTCTGTGCAATCTGGCAAGCGAGGCACGCGCTATCATTTGACTGACCGTCCATAGTGTACAGTACTTGACCCATTCTGCTTTGGTCCGCCCCCCACGTAGTTGTTGTTTTTCAAATCGTTTTGATAGATTCTGAATTTTTCTTCTACTCATCTTTTTGCTCCTTTTGTTGCCTCAATAATCTACAATGTGCACAGTCACACGGTGCGTAATTGCCACCGCTCGCGGCCGTCCCAGGCCATCTATCCCAAAAAGTCACGGGCTCACTCATCTTTTTGCTCCTTTTGTTTGAAATATTTTGCATCAGGCCCACAGGAAATGTCCACGCTACGGCACCCGAACGCCGAGCTGAAAGTTCTGTCGAGTATGTCGCCCGTAACCAGGTCAAATTTCGAGGTTGTTTTTTGATTGACACAAACTTGATCCAAAATCATAAATTGGTCTTCAAATTTCAGAACGATTTTTTTGCGATAATAAGCACAGTCTTTACAAAATCTCACTTTTGACCTCCATTTTCCGCATATATCCCACCCACCCCATTCTTTGTACTCGTAAGTGCAATCACCAACACCGCAATTACCGCAGTGCTCCCAGGTCATTTCTTAAACCTCCAATATCTTTGTAATGTTTTACCACAGTTTACCGGCTCAACGCCGCTCATTTTTGGGCGATCGTTAACCGCGCCGTAGTCCATCGCGTCCGTGCAAATTGTGGCCGCCCTACGCTTAAACGCAAACTTGACAGCGGCGGTCTCTATCAAGATCCATTTGTCCCGGAAATTCTCCCAGCGCAGAGTTTTGGGCCAGTACTTGGGCGCTTTGTAGCCCCTTAGGTGCTTGATCCAGGGACGCCGACCGCGTTGAGCTCTGCATTTCCAATACGAGTTAAACAGCAACGTTTGACGTTTTAGTGACCGCTGTTTCCTAAATGCGTTTTGTTGATTCACGACCCACATCAATTCGCACTCGGACACGTCACCATCAAAGCCAATTTCCGCAACGCACGTGCGCGCAAGTAGTAAGGGTAGTTCATCGTCCGCACGCGCATCACACGCGTGTAACACAATGCACACGAATGCAAAACAAACTACCCAAGTTACCGGAGCTCTCATTTTATCAATCCTTTCGAAATCTGCGACCGCGCCAACCGCCCGCCGCTCGTACAGGCCAACTCTCACACCATTCGGGCATAGTTGACATTATTTTTTCAACTTCCCCGATCGAGCCCCACCCGTGCGGGACCTCCACGACTACCTCGTCGTGGACATGCAATACAACTTTGTAGCCTGCCGCTTCGAGCTGTATTAGGGCGTGTACTAGTATATCACGGGCAAGGGCTTGAATCACGTTTTCGAACAGTTTACCGCTGCGAGTACTGCGCCGCATCCAACCAACAGGCCCCTTTGAGCTGTCGCTATTCCAACCCTCAAAAGTTATCTGATAGATCGGTTTTTTTGAATATCGGTCTGTGACGACGCGCAGCAAAGGCCTGTGATAAACCAAGTTTCTACCGCTGATTAACTTACAATAAAGAGCATCACCGCGCTGTATGTACGTGACGTCGTTATACGTGTACGCTGTTCCGGGGTTGAGGATCGCGAGAACTGCGCAACCTTCAAGGCCAAAAAACTCATAATAAAATTCCCACCCCTCGCCCCCCTTGCGCCGCACTTGCCCGCCCCACATCTCTACGATGTTGGGGGACTCCGCGCGCCATTTCAGAATGCTATCTCTGATCTCTTTATCGTCTTTAAAATACTTGTCCGCACCGAACACCTTCCACGCGTTTATCCAACCGCCGTAGATGGATGCCAGCTCGCTTACCTTACCGATTGATTTTCTAAGTGGGTGATGCGACCCGGTCTTTTCTTTGTGATCAAAAAACTCTTGCAACGGTACGCCGGTTATTTTTGACGCACCGCTCTCGTAGATTTTGCCGTGCGTCCTAAATACCTCTTGACGCCATGGCTCCCGGGCAACCTCCGCCGCAACCACCGCCTCGATCGCCGAGTAATCAGACCCGATCAAATCGTGCCCCTCTTTTGCGATAAATAGCCCGCGCATACAGCCGGATAAGACTTTTAGTGCGCTCCCAAAATACGCCTCTACCACGTCGATCGACCGGCTAGCAATAATCGACAACGCATCCTCAACCGCCTCAACGCACCACTCGCTTGACTCGGGCTTACCCGTACTGCCACACCACTTGCACCCGCCGAGATTGTCGACCTGGTAGTGTCCACAATGGCTACACTTTGCAACCTTCGGGCCGCTATTAGCGAGGTTTTGGGGTTGCGCGCCACTACCCGCAAAGCGCCCCGTTGCGGCACCGTAGTAGACAAACAAGTCCCGTAGCCGGTCGTCAGAACAGCGTAGCCGGTCAATGGCGTTGAGTTTTTTAACAGACGCGGAGGACAACCACTGCCGGATCTGCAGCACTCGGCGAACGATTGCGGGCAGGTCGTCACGTGCTAAAAACTCTTTCACCGTGGGTGCCTGAACATTAGGGATTGGGACGCCATAGGATGCGGTAAACGCGCGCAGGTTTTCGAGCTCTGCAATGGTGCCAACCGCGCCGCCGGTTATTATTTTTAATTCCTCCGCGTGTCTGTATTCCGCTTGCTCTAAAATGCTAATACAATCTCTTAAACTCTTAGTATCGACTTGCACGCCGCGCAAATTTATCACTTGTGATGTCTGCCAAACTTTGAGCTCAAACGGGCTCAACTCAGGCAACATCCCGGACACTTCAGATTCTGTGCGCGAGTCGTCAATATTGTACCCAATAAAGTCGGCGTAAGAAAGTGGGTCGTGTTCAGGCAATAGTCTTAGTGACGCGTTGGCTTTGGACGGCTTGCGCGGGGTGCACCATTTGCGCACTAAGAGTTTTCCATTACCCCGTTTTTTTACGTTAGTGTCTAAAACTTTGCATAGCTTATCAAGAGCGCCGGGCAGGGCGTGACTGCGAGCCTTAGCCATCGAACAGCGTTGCTGTTCAAGTTTTAACTCCGGCCACCCCCATTTTTTAAAACAGATATTGTACCACATCACAAACTCGAAAAACGCGTTATGTGATTCTAGTAGCCCGCCACTTTCGACATGGTCTAGCAAGTCTTGTGGGTCGGGCATACTGGGCAGCCACAGTTTTACACCCTCGCCCGCCTGCAAGTCGTACGACAACATTAATATCTCGGTAGATGGGTGCCCTGCATACACGGCCGCACCGACACCGAAGATCCCAGGATTGTTTTTCACTAATGGTTGATAACAGTTTTTCACTGAACAGTAAAAATAACCGGCTAATGAAAAAGCCTCGAAATCGAGATTAGGCGTTGCGCCTAGTGGCTTCGGGATCTCCGGTGTCGATGCGGCCGTGAGAAGCATTATCTAGACTTCGGCCTGCGCGTTAATTTGTTCCTCTGTCCATCCCTTAGCGAGTAGCGCAGCCCTTGCATATTCGATGCCTCCAATTTTAACAACCGCGTTCAGAAAACTAGGGTCGGGCACGATAGCCGGTGATATTGCAGGTGGTGCGACGGGCATTGGTGGTGCGACGGGCATTGGTGGTGCGGCTGGCATAGGCTGCCCTGGTAGCGCGCCCGGTTGCACGGCTGGCATAATCGGGACTGGACTTGCGCCCGCTGGTAACGCTATTGCGCCCGCAGACCCGATCAATGTTTGGGCATCAATACCGCGTTTTATCGGCTCGCCATAACCAGCGAACTCAACCATTTTACAATTGACGTATACGCCCGGGTTTTTAGCGTTGCCCGCAGCGTCACAGTTGGGTTTAATAGACCCAAACACGCGCACAAAAGACCCAAGGGGGATTTCCATAGGCTCATGTCCGCCCGTGCAATAGCACTGAAATGGGTTATTCGTACCTGAAAATCCAAGTATCATATTGCCCGCGCACCCCTCCTTATCTGACAGCTTTTTTCCAGTATTGGCGTTAACGTGCGTGTCACCGTCCCGAAATTTCCAAGAGAAATCGGCGATAGTGCAATTGCCCGCAGCGTCAAACAAGTGGGGGAATCCGAACTTTCCCGCCGCTACCAGCTTAGCCCATAGCTCGGCTATGCAGGGGTCACTTTTGGGTATTGCTAACCCGAAATAAAATCGAGTCGCGGGCTGGCCCTTGTTCGGCCCGCTTTTAATCACATAAGGCTCACCATCCGTGTCATGGGTCTGGCCTTTGTTCGTGTCGCCCTCTACCACCCTTCCAATCACTACGAAATCAATACTATTCTGTGTCATTTTCTTCGCCTTCCTCTTTTACCAGCTCTAATGCATGATATGAGTTTTCAAATTTGTTCAGTGCTTCCTGTTCGTTTTCTGCTTCTACTATATGCTCGTCTGTGCCCGTCTTGTCACGTGTTAAAACCCGATACGTTTTCATTTTATCGCCCCCTCATGCTCGAACATAAAGCGGGCCGCTCGGCAGTCGTCAAACACTAATTTCATCTTGCCAGGTTTGCGTTCTGACACCATCTCAAGCATCGCCTCACTAAACCCCTTGGCCTTTGCTTGTGTGGGTGTTATCAATTCAGTAGGCTTAACCACTTCCACAAATTGAGATTTTGCAAGGGCGACAATGTCATCGATTTTACCATTCCATTCCAATTTGCCAGAGCTCGGCTCTAATTTAAAACGGTGCACTTTTTCGCCATTTTTCAAGCGGTTCTCCAGTTCGGTCCGCAACGCCGTAATGCGGTGTTTGATGCTCTTCGCCGCCTTCTCAAGTAGATACAATTCATACCACTTACTAGACTCAGGGACTTCCGAAATCCCTATCCTACTTGTGATGTCTATCAGCTCAAAATTCGTATCTCTATTTGTGCCGCAGTCTACCAGGGACGGGCATTTTTTGCAATGGGGTCCCGCCGAAAAATAGGGGTCAGCGCCGAGTGCAGTGCTGGCGGCTTTCCTCATCTTAGTAGCATACTCATTAAGGTGCCCGAAACTGCTAAGAGTCCACGTTCTAATCCATCCCTCTTTGTGATAACCACGCGGCTGCACGATAGTCATGTAGATTTTTGACGGTGCTATCTTGCCCAATAAGTCACAAACACCACTCGCGCAGGCTATCAACTCTTGGTTTTCGTAGACTTCGACTAGGCCCTTGCCGTGCTCGTATTTCCAAACATATAGAGAGTCGTCGTCCTTGTCATAAAGATAGCAGTCTACAGTCCCGGCGCACATAGAGTGTATAGGGGGCACATTAATGTCTTTGTTCACTCCGATATTTTTACCGCCAAAAACTCGCGAGGCTTTTATAGTGTTCTGGACGTCTTTGACGTACAACATAACAGCGTCTGTTATTTCGCTTGTCACTAATATGCCGTCAACCACTTCGTCAGGTATTTTTGCCGATAATAGTTTGCCAGGGTCGCCGCCGGTCGTGCAATCCTGTATCAACTCTGCAGCGATCTTTTTAGCTACGTCCCCCTCGTACACGCGCTTGTTAGCCTCAACGCGCATAGCGTTTTGCATTGCCGATCCAGGGCACCGAGACCAAACACCGGCCGTATTCGTGTTTAGTAATGACATGGCTTAAGCTCGCATCATTAGAGCAGTGCGCAGAGTGTGCAACACGCTCGGGTCTGTCTCAATCGCTGCTAGTACAAGCGGCAAAGAATCATAACCACAAGAGGACTTCAGAAACTCGTTCATTTCAACAACACCCATTTTTTTGGCTTTGCACTCGTCAACAAAATTAGCAAACGTATAGGTTGCTTCCTCGGGCTCGTCTGGCACCGCGACCGGTGGGGGTGGGGGTGCTACTACTTCGGCGGCGGGTTGCCCCCCGCGTACTGGCCCTATTCTGATCTCATCTTCTACTTGTCTCAAAAACTCGGGTTTGTCTGTAATGCCCCGCATATTGCGCCAAGTGCCGTCCTTATTAAGGTTGTGCGAGCTAGCGTGGATACGTTCGTCCCATGGCAAGCCGTTGATGTCGATGTCTACGATCTCGTCTACGTCCTCAAGTCCCTCAACTACTGCAACCGGCGGCGGGGGTGTTGCGTCGGCTTCTAACTCCGCACCCAAGTTCGCGAGTGGTTCGGGCGCACACTTGCACCCCGCGCAGTCTATCTGCCCGAGCAGTTTAACAAGCGTTTTTTGCAGTTCCTCAACCGTCTCTGATTTGATCGTTAGTTGTATTTTTTCGTCATGCATTTCAGGGTCTCCTTTTTGCGAAAAGTTATTGACTGAAAAAATAATAGCTGATATTGTTCAGGGAGTCAACAAGGAATTTAAAAAAAAATGAAATTAAGGCCATACCAAAAAGACTTCGAAAACGACATCTATAAAGGGTGGGCATCCGGCGCAAAAAATGTGCTTGGAGTGCTGCCTACCGGGGCAGGCAAAACCGTGTCTTTTGCAAAAATACTAGGCGATCACAACGGCAAGAGCGTAGCCACTGCGCACCGTCAAGAGCTTGTATCACAAATTGCGCTTGCACTCGCCCAGCGTGGGCTACCGCACCAAATAGTTGGACCTATGAAAGTGGTTCAGTTTGCGGTACAGCGGCAAATGGACGAACTAGGCACGTCTACATATAGAGCGGGGTCGGATATAACCGTTGTGGGCGTCGATACACTTACCCGCCGAGCGGAGGCCCTCGCAAGTTGGGCCAAAACCGTGACTCTGTGGGTGCAAGACGAAGCGCACCATTTACTATTGAAAAACAAATGGGGTAAGGCTACAAAACTTTTTCCGAACGCTCGAGGCTTTGGGGCAACCGCAACGCCTACGCGCTCGGACGGGCGCGGACTGGGACGGACATCAGACGGCGTTATGGACGTGATGGTCGAGGGCCCGGGTATGCGTGAATTGATCGAGGACGGCTATCTGACTGACTACCGTATATTTGCGCCGCCTAGCACTATTAATCTATCTAAAGTCAAAATTACGGCAAGCGGCGATTACTCAAAACCACAGCTTAAAACCGTGTTGCAAAAATCTCAAATCGTGGGCGACGTTGTCGAACACTATAAAAAAATAGCGCCCGGCAAACTAGGCATCACATTTGCGTCCGACATAGAACTAGCCACGCAGATCGCCGAGCAATACCGTGACTCGGGCGTGCCCTCCGAGGTCGTGAGCCACAAGACTCCGGACAACATGCGTGCTGATATTTTAAAGCGGTTTCGAAATCGTAGTGTAATGCAACTCGTCAACGTAGACCTTTTTGGTGAAGGCTTTGACCTGCCCGCCATTGAAGTCGTGTCAATGGCCCGACCTACAGAGTCCTATCCTCTATACTGCCAACAGTTCGGGCGGGCGTTGCGTCTAATGCTCGGTACCGCTCACGGTTGTGACCTGTCAACCCGCGCGGGCCGCCTTGCCGCCATTGCCGGGTCGATAAAACCCAAAGCTATTATCATTGACCACGTCGGCAATATCTCGCGCCATTTGTTGCCAGACGCAAAAAGGAAGTGGACACTCAACCGACGTGACGGGCGCGGGCGCATGGACCCGACGGGGCTAATACCGGTAGCGACATGTTTAAACCCAATGTGTTTTAGTGTGTACGAGCGCATCCTTCCCGCTTGCCCATTTTGCGGGCATGTCAACGAACCGGCAGACCGTAGCAAGCCGGAGTTTGTGGACGGCGACCTGTGCGAGTTAAGCCCAGACGCACTCGCGCAATTGCGTGGCGAAGTTGACGCGGTTGACAAAGACGTCGAAGACTACCGGGCCGAGCTGGTAGCAAAGCACGCGCCACATTTGGGCGTGCTGAAAAATGTCAAATACCACGCTAATCGACAAGTTGTTCAATCTGGGTTAAGATCGGCTATGGCGTGGGTGGCGGGCAAATACAAAAACGGCGGGTTAGATATGCGGGCACAACAAAAAAGATTTTTTTACGATTTCGGAATCGACGTATTGAGCGCGCAGGCCCTAGCGCCAAAGGACGCGGTCGTGCTCACAGAGCAAATAATAAAGGAGCTAATGAGATGATCTTTGATAAAATAGTCATACAATGGGCTGCGGAGAACGGCGTACCCGCGCGCGCGGCGTGGGCGCTGATAGAAAAACTTAGTGCGGAGATGGAGCCCGAAGTTGAATCATATCCCGGTTGCCCTGATAGGTACAAAGAGGCGGGCGTTTCTAAAGTCGTGAGACTCGACGCGAGTAGGCGGGGCGCGCGATACTGGCGTAATAATGTGGGTGCGTTCAAACCCGAGACCGGCGGCTTTGTCCGGTACGGACTTTGTAACGAATCGAAAAAAATGAACGACGTTTTGAAGTCCAGCGATTTGATCGGTATTGAGCCAATACTAATCACGCCCGAACACGTCGGCACGACTATCGGACAATTTGCCTGCCGTGAGACAAAAAAACCAGGGTGGCGGTACCGAGGCACCGCGCGCGAAATGGCACAAAACAATTTTATATTCCTCGTGAATTCATTGGGCGGCGATGGCAAATTTTGTACGGGGGTAGACGAATGAATCCGAACAGAACAGATCAATACCGGCATACTCTCGGCGTGGCCGTTGAGCTAGCAAAAACGGTACATTGGTCAAAAATAACAATACAGATGATCAGTCAACATCTGTTTATTTCGGAATCCACGATTCGGCACCATCTCGGCGGAGGCCCAATTATGCGCGCTCTAATCGTGATAGTGCAATCAAAACAACTTAGGGGATGCCCGGATCCATTTGAGCCGGTGGAGGGATTGCAATGCGTAAAAAACCGCAGCAAACATACGAGCAAATAATAACAGCGGCGTTGACGCTCGCTGAAAAATATCACTACATGTCCGTGACTGCGGGCATGATCGCCGAGCGTGCCGGATGTAGCAAATCGCTAGTCCGGCACCACCTTGGCAATGATTTGGATATGCGGTCGAGAATGTTGGCGGCCGCTGTTATGCGCGGGCGAGATGAGATTATTGAGCAGGGTATTAGGGCTGGAGAGCTTTCCTGATGACGTCGTCGTATTGGCCGGACCAGCAACCGCTGTGACAGTAAACAACGGCACCAGCCCCGAAGGCGTGCCGCCTCGCATCTAAATGACCTTGGGCTTCTTTGCGACTAAAAAACGGCCCGGTTATCATACCGGCGACATTGTGACAAGCCTCTCTTCTCTTGCTCATATTTTGTCGGGGGTCAATAATCAGCCACCAAGGGCTACTTGTGCCCTCATTGTTTTCAACATCTACATCAATTGTGATTTTCATTTAATTTCCTCGTAGTACTCGGGGTGCCCAATTATGCGCGTGCGAAAGCCGACGTCGACGGCCACGGACCCACACCGACACCGCTCGAAGCCTTGTGGTTGCCTGCCGAGAACGTCACCACAGCGACGGCATTGCACAATCAAGGGCAGTTGTGATTTCCATCGCAATTCTTGCATCGCGTCACGTATTGCCACGGCTACCACGATTGACACAACTATTATTAGTATGCTCATTGCCATGCCAAACGCGCGGCCCGGCCGTCCGGGTCTGCAAGCACGGAAATCGTGCGCGGGCTTCTATCCCTCGCGATGTAGCCCTTGCGCTCAATCGCCGCTAGCCTATCAGTGACTGCCTGCAGCGCAATCCCGTAATGATTGCCTATTTCGCGGTATGTCGGCGGGTACCCAAAGTCACATATAAACCCCATGATGTACCCAAGAGTGCGCGCTTGTATCTCTGTCAATTGCTTCATTTTAAACTCTCCCTCAACTGCGCCAACCATTTGTTATTCTCGTCAACCGTCGCCAGCTCATTAGCCCATTGTCGTCCCCAATACGCCCTATCTGCTAGTAGTTTCCCCAATTTCGATTTTTTCCAGACCGCGCCCGGGGTAGATTCTTTTGGCGGCGGGGTAATATAGCCTTCGACACAATCTACGGCCAGAGACCTCCGTATCTGCACTATCATAAATTTTTTGAGGCCTGTGTGGTTCGGTGTCGGCGGTGCCCACGCTGCTACGTCGGCCAGCATCCTCTCATATCGCATTTTCGTGAGCCGGATTTCTTTTATCCTATCCCCATACCTCTGGACGCTGTCCAACCACTCTTTTTTTGCTGCCGCCTCAACTTGCTCATCTGACATATCACGCAAATTGTCGATCTCGCGGGACGATGCGTACACTTTTCCCCCATAGTATTTCGAAGGTTCGAGGCGCTCGGGTATGGGTCCCTCCCTCACGCTCACTAGAGCACCGCACGTGCGCGAGCACTCCATGACGAACTCCCTGAACTCGATACCCCCGCTTATCAAATCAGTGTAACAAGTCGGCATTTTTAACCTTCCCCTTTCAGAATCTCATTAGACCGTTTAATTGCAAAATCGGTTATCTCGTCACGGTCTTTTTGTGGCATAGACAGCACGCTTACGAACCTACACGACTTGTAAATAGAGACCATACCCCAGTCGTGTTTGATAGCAACGCCAGGTATTTTGGAAGGCAAAACAGGGTACTCAACTACATACACGTTGCCCTCGATTAGCAGTGACTCTCTAGCGTCGACGCATCTTACCCAATCGCCCTTTTTAAAATTTCTCATTTTTTTCCTTGCCTCCTAATACTACAGCCTTGCACAACGCGTGCCAGTTTATCGGCGTGTTTTGGTCGGCTCTTTAATGATTACGTATACGTACGTATATACGGTAGGGGCAAATTCGCAAACTTTGCGGTACTACGCAAATCAGCGCAAACTGCGCCAACATGCGGAATCATTGGGCTTTTCCGTGTCCAATTCAGAAACTATGCAATCTTTTCATACTGGAACGGGGTTTCCCAAAAACTTAAGTGGCCGAAATCATTGAAAACACGTTCTTGGCACGCTCTGTGCACTGCTATTATTGCATGGACGCCGACACACAAACAAAGGGAGCTAACACAATGACAAACGAAAAAATCAGAAATATTAACGAGAGCTTTGGTGAATCCATTGAATTTGACAGCATCGAAGAAATGGAGGCCTCTATTGAATCCATGGGTTATATGCCCGAAGATGGCCTGAAAGAGGGGCGTGACTACGAGACTGTTGCAAAAGTAACAGAGATTCAATTTTTCGATTATACTCGCGAAGAACAAATTGACGACTCTGCGACGGAAACCATCGTAGAGTACTCCGCTAATATCAAAATTGAGCTCGAAGGCCGGACCTTTTGCGCGCAATGGAGTGGTAATGAAGAAGAAGCGCGTATGCTTTCTATTCCCTCTTCAGATGAAAATTTCTGGGGTACAAGAAAAGATCAGGATTGGGCTTGTGAAAATGTCGATTGTAGAGAACTCGAAGAAGAATTAGAAAAACAGGGATATGAAAACAATTTTGGTTTTCTCGAAGAGCATGGCGAACGAATGTAGTTTTTTTTACCCTGGTGGAGATTACTTATCAAAGCCCGGGTGCCAATGGACGTAACAAACAAATGGAGCAAGCACAATGACAAAAACACAGCTATTAGATATTGCAACCAAAAACGGCGCAACAGTTAAAAAATCATGGGCTAAGGGCAAAATCCAGGGAACGCTTATATTTAGGCTTATGCGTTCTGTGGCTGCTATTGAGTCTACTATTGCCCATCATCAAAAATATTCAAAATCGTATATGTGGGGCGGGGACAATGGTAATAGTGCGTCCCGAACGCGCCGGGAAAATGAGTTAAGTTTTACGATAGTGATGAGTTACAATGGAGTAGAGTACTCGTACGAGTCTGCCGTCACGATTTCCCGGGCCAACTTTTATTACAAAGGCTATTTTTGCGTTGATGGCGAGCGTAAAGACTTGAGAGCGTGGCGCAAACTAATCAAACTAATCGAGGCCGATCTCGAAGCCGTAAGGGGTGCGTAATGGAGATCTTTTTACCAAAATTTGGGCTTGTACCCGTAATAATAGAATCGCTTGGACATGGCCACACACGGGTTGTGCCGATCACGGGCGAACGATATGATGAGATACTAAACACCCACAAGATCATAGCGCAGACTAGCACCGAGCGGGGATCGCTGATTACGTTTAGAGAAAATGAACTGCCCGGAGTGTAACATAAGTTACGACGACTTTAGGACCGGGTTGACCTATGCGGATGTATACGCAATAATCTACGAGCGCAAACACAAGCGCAGGAACGGAGTTTTGGGGAAATGGCACGAAATCAAGCAAACAATGTGGGCGGATCATGTCGAGAATTGCAGAGCGGGGGAACCGGGCAAATTAGAACGAATAGAAAAGTATTAGTGGAGGTCTGCGTTATTGTAGACGAGCGCCGCAAGCTCTCACTATTTACGTGCAATAAAACAATGGCTCAGGCCCTCACAAAATTGCACAGCATTGTGGGGCACGGGTTTGGGTTTACAGCAAAGCGGACAGTCATATGAAGACCATGCACAAAGTGATTGTTCGAGATGGCACGACTACAATTGAGCCACGCAAGGTCAAAAAAGAAACCCCGTGCTATGTGTTTTTAGAGAGCGGATTAAGCGAGTATAAGCAGAACCAAGACATTTTTACACGTGTCTCGTATCTGTATTTTGACGATAAAAAAGACGCGGTTAAATACGCAGTAGCGCAGGCCGAAAAAAAGATCACTCTACACAATGCACACATTGACTCGCAGCGGGACAGTATCGCTAAAATACTAACGGAGGCCACCAAGTGCTAGTACTAGATAAACCCTGCTACCCGGATACGCCAGTTGACGATCGTCCCCCAACTGGGTCGATATTCGTCGAACCGCGCCGGGGTGGGGGCTACTCGATACGGCTAAAAGAAGTCGGTATCTACTCGATAGAAGTACATCACACGGAGGACCTCAAGACAGCGACCGATTACGCTGAAAGATTGGAGCAACAAAATGAAAATTAAAGAGGTGCAAATACTCGAAATCTCTAAAAGCAGCCCAACTAAACGAGAGATAGACGAGCAAGCCGACCCGATCGGCATGAGTCAATCAACACAGCTCGCGCTGTTATGCGTGCAAATCGATAAACTTAAGGACAGATTGAGGGAGTTAGAAAAATGCAACCATGCTATGTGTGTGAGTGAAGAATCAGCAACCGAGGCGCGCGAAATAGCCGACCGGCTAACAGCAAACCAACCGTTGATTGATGCGATCAAAACACTCAGTTCAAATGGTATGAGCCGCCGGGAAATCCAAGACGGAATCAATAAGGTGTTTAAAAAGTTGGTTACCCCACGCTCTTAAAAAAGAAGAAAAATAGAACGCAGGATAACCACAGTGAATAGTATCACTAAAATTGATAAAGGAGAAAAAAATCATGCACAGGTCGACGCGCAACGAATCGAACTTTTCGAGCGCTGAGAAAATTGCTTGGGACTACGTATTGCCATACAGGCATATACCAATACACGCGCAAGACGAGCGGAACGCCGAAAAGCTGGCCGAATTTTTAGAAAAAGTGTTTAGGCCCGAGGAGCTCGCCAACGCTGAGAGCCGCCTATAACCCGCACCGGTGACCCCGTAAGGCCACCAATGCACACACATAATATTAGAGAATCTGATTATGAACATAAATACAACGCTCTGTCAAGTGCTTGACTTCCACCGCCCCGGCGTGGCACGATAGACCCTTGCCCCTCGGGGGTACACACACATAAGGAGGAGAAATTGAATGATGCTTTTCAGGGTTTAAAAAACACGCCCCAATGGATTTTATGGAAAGAATTACCCCCGCTTAAAGGAAAGACAAAACGGCGCAAAGTGCCTTACGACGTGCTCGACGTGCTCAACCCGGAGCGACACGACCCACACGATGCGTCTATTCATATGACCTATAAGACCGCTTGCAATTACCTATCACTTTTAGGCAACAAAAAGTTCTCGCTTGGGTTCGTTCTCACCACTCACGACAATTTTTTTTGTATAGACCTGGACAAATGCATTACAGCGGACGGGCCAAACGAGCACGCACAAGCTGTGCTTTCCCATTTCCCGGGTGCTTGCGTTGAGCTTTCGCACAGCCTGGCAGGTCTGCACATTTGGGGTGCTTGTGGGCCACTCCCAGATCGTAAAAAACGTTGCAACGCTTTGGAGCTCTACACCGACAACCGATTTATCGCATTTACAGGGCAGTCATACGGCGCGCAAGTTCATTCGTGCTCTATCGATTGGACGCCATCCGTGTTGCGCGTGGTTGATCACTACCTGCAAAAAACAAACAACCATCTGGGCACGGCAATACAAGATCTAGAGTGGACCGAGACCGGCACGCCGGGGTCCCTCTCCGATCAAGACAAAATAATAGAAGTGCTTATGCGCATGGGCACAATGCAAGCCGTCATGCACAATAACCCAATTAGCGGCGTTCGTCCCTATAAATATAAGGTGACACCTCGTGAGTTGTGGGTGGGTGACTGCGATGCACTCGGCAGAGCGTTCCCCAGCGATACCGGGCAAGAGTACAACGCAAGCGCCGCCGATCAAGCCCTGGCAAACCACGTCATATTCCTAACGGGTGGCAATTGCGAGCTAACACAGACTATCATGCTGCAGTCCGCGCTATGTCGTGACAAATGGCTCGACCGTGACGACTACCTGCCTAATACAATCAAATCAGCTCTATCTGTGGCCACAGAGTTTTATTCGAACAAAAAACCAACCGCTGATATCATGCCCAACCAGACAGTAACGCTACCCCCGCCACCTCCGCCATTGCGCGCGCCGGACCCGGTGCACGAAAACAAGCCAGTGCCGCCGCCGGACACGCTAGTGGGTCAAACGTTATTGCCGATCTCTGCGATGATTGAGTATTTCAAGGGCTGCATGTATATCGCAGACCGGCACCGCGTGCTCATGCCCAATGGTATGCAAGTCAAACCCGAGGTGTTCAAAACCCTCTGTGGGGGCCACGTGTTTGCGCTTGCGGAGGGCAAAACGACAACGGACGCGTTCAAGGCATTTAGCGAAAATCAATTGCATCAATTCCCACGCGTGGACACTACGTGTTTTAAGCCCACGCTGGAGTCGCTAGGCGTATCGCGTCAAGATAATCTGCTAGCAGTAAATACGTACGTCCCCCTTTTCGGCAAACAGACACCGGGCGACATAACGCCGTTCTTGAAACACGCTGAAATGCTGCTGCCCGTCGAATCCGATAGAATTATTTTTCTGGATTTTTTAAAATGGTGTGTCCAAAACCCCGGCAAAAAAGCACAATGGGCCCCTGTCATGCAGGGTGTACAGGGCAACGGGAAAACCGTATTTTACACGATTTTGGAATACGCTATCGGTGCCAAATATTGCCACCAAGTAAACCCCCTAGACCTCGGCAATGTTTTTACGGGCTGGCTACCCGAAAAAATAATTTGCTGTATCGAAGAAATCCACACTCAAGGCAAGCGCAAGATCGCGGATGCGCTAAAACCACTTATCACCAACCGGCGCGCGCCCATACAGTCGAAGGGTTTTGACCAAGAGACCGGCGACAATTGCGCCAACTTCTTACTGTTTTCAAATCATAAAGACGCTGTTTTGAAAACTATTGATGATCGTCGCTATTGCGTTTTTTATACGGCACAACAGACAACGGATGACCTGGTACTAATGGGCCTAGATGAGGACTACTTCAACTATCTGTTTTCGTGGCTCGAAAACGGCGGCCTCGCTAACGTAGCGCACTGGCTGGCCACAGAGCCAATAACAAGCACTAACATGCTTGGGCGCTCGCCATACACGTCGAGCACAGACGAAGCTGTGCGTTGTTCTGTGGGCTATATTGAGCAGATAATACAACAAGCGATCATCAACGAAGTGCCTGGATTTCAAGAGGGACTCTTGCTACCCGGGCAAGTCAATGACTACATCAAAGACGACGCCGGTGTGAAAGGGTTCAGGCCCCAACAACTACGGGCAAAACTTGCGAACATAGGCTACACCGCTCACCCAGCGCATAATGTTGTTGGGCCAGACGGCAAGCCGGGTTGCGCGAGGGTCGGCGTTTTGAAATGGAAACATCAGAAATTTTACGTGTTGCGCAGTAGCCCACATTGGGCGATCGAATCAGCTTTCCAATTGCGCGAAGTTTGGTGCGGCCGGTATCTACGGGCGCAAGAGAAACTAATAGGGCAAGCCGCAAAATCAGACACAGAATTATACAAGGAGCAAAAGTATGAAGTTTAAAAAAGGTGACATCGTTGAGTGCATCGACGCAGAACAGGCGGAGGACATAACCGAGGGCCGAGCATACGAGGTGTTGGACTATGGTGGTGGGATGGTGGTTGTAGTAGACAACGTGAATGTTGCGAGCACTTACCGTGCGCCACGGTTTGAGCTAGCAGCCAAACCAGTTTTCGAGCCCGGTGACCGGGTGCGGTATGTAGGCGGTACTGCGTATATGGACCTAACCCAAAACAAAATATACGCCGTCCTATCGCAGCTTGAGGGGCGTATTAATGTAGTAGACGACGTGGGCGATGAATACCCCTACCGCGCGTCTTGTTTTGAGCTGGCGGCCCAAGCAGGCCAACCAGCCTTCAAGCCCGGTGACTTTGTGCGATGTGTCGACGCAGAGCACCCTTCGGACATAACCGAAGGCAACGTGTACCACGTACTCGAGTGCGGGGATAACTTTGTGCGTATAGTAGACGATGCGGGCGACAAGGGCATGTTCTACAGTAGCCGGTTTGAGCTGGCAGCCAAACCAGTTTTCAAGCGTGGCGATTGGGTGCGATGCACCGACTCAAAACAGGCGGAGGACATAACCGAGGGCCGAGCATACGAAGTGGTGCGCGATTCATCAGAACACGCTAAAGTGGTGTTTATAGTAGACGACACGGGCGAAGAAAACGCATTCCGTCGGTGGCGCTTTCGGGCTGTTAGTCCGCCCACATTCAAGCCTGGTGACTGGGTGCGATGTACCCACAGGAGGGGATCTTTAGATATAACCGAGGGCACCGTGTATCACGTACTCGAATGCGAGCCTAAATTTGTCCGCATAGTAGACGACGCTGGTGACAAGGACATGTACTACAGTGACCGTTTTGAGCTTATTGATAACCGGATGGAAGAGTTCAAAAAAGCGTGCGAGCCGCTCATGAATTGGATGCTAAAAAACTGCAACCCGCACACATCTGCAATAGTCAACAGCCTGAACGCCGAGCTAATGGAGGGCGTAATGGTGTGCAAAAATGAAGAGTAATTGTGGCACATTGGCCCAAAAAAGCGGCGTTCAAGCTCCCGAGTATCCCAACCACTAAACCCTACATTCACCCACAGTTTCACACAGTAGTATACACCACTTTACCGTGTGGATGTATTACGTTTAAACTGTATTATGCCTCTACTATAATTACAGTTTAAATGTAATACAGTGTAGATGTATTTAGGAGATGCACACGGTAACTTTACAACTGGGGTGGAATCTCGGGATAGTTGGAAACTACTGTCCCGATCTATCCCGGCGATTTAGCACCTATAATTTCAAGTAGTTACAAGGGCTCGGGATTACGGGATTACAAAACGTCACTTCCCCCTAGGTAGATCCATGTATACCATTTTACTAGACTTGGATCAATCTCACATAGATGGGTGATTAGTAATCCCGTAGTCCCGAGCCTCTGCAAGTATGCGAAATCATTGTGGAAAACTTCCGGGATAGATAGGGACAGAATGAACAATAAAAAATGGTCTCCGTAAGTACCCGTAATCATTGAGGAATTCGCCGGGATTAGCGCAAGTGTATGATATTATTAAGCATTCGCCCTAAAGAGGGTCTAACACTGTGGAATCATTGAGAAATTCTTTTTTATTGCAAAAAAGTGGTAATTTGGTACTATTGTTCCAAGGAGTAATAACGAAAATGAAAAAAGAAGAAATTTTAGCAATGGGTTTTCGCGAGTACATGGACCGAGCCAACGAAAATATTAATTGTCACAATTGTATCGACTGTATAGATTGCCTCTGGGGGGTGGATCTAACACGCTGCGCGAAGTGTCACAATTGTATCAATTGCGTAGACTGCGTAAACTGTAGGGGAGTATCAGATAGGCGATACGTAGTTGACAATATCCAATTAACGGAATCCGAATACAAAGATTTTATGGCGAGGTAACCGAGATGAAAAAAGAAGAAATTTTAAAATTGGGGTTGTCGGGGTACTTAGGGGAGAGTTGCTTGGGGTGTCTTGAATGTAGCGACTGCTATGCTTGCGTGGATTGCAGGGAATGTAAAGACTGCCGTAGTTGTTACGAGTGTTTCGACTGTCATGGTTGTGTAGGGTGTAGGGACTGCATGTCATGCACGGGGCTATCCGATGATAGGTACATGGTTGACAATACCCAATTAACGGAATCCGAATACAAAGATTTTATGGCGAGGTAACCGAAATGAAAAAAGAGAGAATTTTAGCAATGGGTTTTCGCGGGTACATGGGCCAAGCCAACGAAGATATCCACTGTCACAATTGTGTTGACTGTATCTCCTGCATTTGGGGGGTGGGCATAACACGCTACGCCCGGAGTCACAAGTGCGCCAATTGCGTGGACTGCGCGAGTTATAAAGGGCCATATGATAGGCGATACGTGGTTGACAATATCCAATTAACGGAATCCGAATACAAAGATTTTATGGCGAGGTAACCGAAATGAAAAAAGAAGAAATTTTAAAATTGGGGCTGAGTGGGTACTTAGAGAGTGGGGGTGGCCTAGCCGATATGCGGGTACTATTACTCCCTTTCTTTTTAAAAGTTGTGCACCGCAGTCATGGCCCCGAAGCGGGCACGCCCTACCAGCCGGTCACACTAAACAAGCGGGGGCGCGTGCAAATAGCGACCGAGGGCCGGACGTTGGCATTTTACCCACGTGACTACGTAGTGACGATGGATGGCGTTCAACTAACAGAATCCGAATACAAAGATTTCATGGCGAGGTGAACAATAATGCCATTTGTTACAACGTTACAGAAACTAAAAGACAACGATGCCTGCAAGCCCAGGTTTGATCATTTAGTCGAATCGCTCGGGGAGTACGGTTTTAGCGAACCAATTTCAATTTCGAAAATCCTCGAAACTAACGGAGTACAAGACGCCTTGTGGGCGCTGCGCGCCTGTGATTTGACCAAGAACGAGGAATGTAAGGTGCACCTTCTTGCATGCGACTTTGCTGAGCATGTATTGCCTAGCTTTGAAAGAGAATTTCCGAACGACAAACGGCCACGATCGGCGATTGAGGTGAAAAGAAAATGGGCCCACGGTGAAGCCACAGAGGGCGAATTAACCGCCGCCCGTTCCGCCGCCGCCTCCGCCGCCTCCGCCGCCTCCGCCGCCTACTCCGCCGTCGACGCCGCCTACTACTCCGCCGACTACTCCGCCGTCGTCGCCGCCTACTACTCCGCCGACTACGCCGCCGCCGCCCAAGACGAGTGGGACTGGCAAGCCACAAAATTAACAGAGATGATTGAGGGGTAATGGCTAAAAAGAAACAAACAAAGTTAACAGGCAACGCGCCGCTGGGTATCGTCGTGCCGTTTAACCCAGAGCGCCACACTGTGCTCATTGCGAGTCTTGCGCGTCAAGGCTGCACGAACGCGGAGATTGCCGCACACTGCGGGATTGACATCAGGTCTTTAGGTGTGTGGCGGTCGAAGTTTGAGGCGGTTGAAACGGCTATTACTGAGTCTAGGGCGTATGCCGTCGCCCGGTTAGAGTCGGCTATGCTTGAGGCCGCCATGGGCGGGGAGTACGACGAGAAAACAAAAGTTAAGCGTGAGAATGAAGATGGCTCAATTTCATACGAGTACAAGACCACAACGAAATTAACCAAGGCGAGCGTAACGGCTCAAATGTTCCTGTTGAAAAACCTCGCCCCGGACAGATACAAAGACCGTCACGAAATTAAGCAGACTGGCGAGCTAAACATAACTTGGAACGAAGTACGCGAGGAGCTAACAGCGGAGGCAAGAGCGGCAATCAAAGCGCCGCCCGCAATTGTGCTGGACATAGTGAAAGGGGACGAACATGATGAAAGACGTTGACAATGTGGTTTACCTTGAAGACTACAAGTGCGAGAAAGCCAGGAAGCGAATTTTGGAGCAATTAAAGCGAGACGGTCTAATAACGAGGGTGCCCATTGAAGAAAAAGAAGCGCCGCCTGCAGTTGTGTTGGACATAGTGAAGGGGGACGAACATGAATAGTTTACCGTGGGCATATTTCATGGCGCACTTTACGCCGGGCGGCGGGGTTGAGTATAGGGTTAGGCTTTGGGGTCCACTTGTCTCTAAGACAACGGAGATAACTATCGACTTAAACGACCCGCGCTTGGAAGGCTACGCGCCGAACATTAGCGGGTTTAAAGAGTGGGTACAAATGAGAGAAGTGCCGATCATAAAAGAGTTGAGCACTCGATAGCAATGTGTTATTGTTTTCGGGGTTAATAAAAAAAGGAGCGTACAATGTGGACAGCAATTATTTTGGGTTTAGCAGGCGGGGTGCCCGCGCTAATTGGCGCGATCTCGCTAGCGCGCAGGCAACGCAGGCAACAAGAGGCGGAGTTAGTAAAGGAGAGATGTAGGCATAAGAAATGAGCAACTACGAGTACAAAATTAAAAAACAAATACGCTCTGGTTATTCGCATGATCACCGGTGGGTTGAGCGGGTAGTCTCAACGCCGTTCCCGCCTTATGAGGGACTACAGCTAACGTGCGACGATTGGGAAGAGACTTTGGCGGAGGTGTATTACCACCTCCTAGACAAAGTGTTTGTTTGCTATACTGAGCCAGATAGAGAGATTTATGAAGCAAAATGGGGACACCGTGACATAGAGCGGACAGTTGCGAAGTATGTGGCGCGGGGGTGGGTGGAGAAATGATCTACTTGGCAACGCCATACAGTGACCCCGACCCGCGCGTAATGGAGTTTAGGTTCAACGCGGTCAACGAAGTCGCCGGTAGGCTCATGAATAGCGGCTTGTACGTATACTCCCCTATTTCGCACTCTCACCCAATTGCGCAAGTGGGTGGCCTTCCGGGCAGTTGGGAATTTTGGAAAGTATACGATCAAGTCATGATGTCCGTGTGTGATGAGCTTTGTATCTACACCGCTTATGGGTGGGAGAAATCTGTGGGTGTATTCGAAGAGTTAAATATTGCGTTGAAAGAGGGTAAAAAAATCAGCTATATCGGAGTGGGTGAGGTTGCGCGGGTTGAAATGTGCGGCCCCTCAATGCTCGAAAAAATACTACAAGCAAGAGGTGAATAATGGAAACTTTGAATAAAATCTGGGAATTTTTAGACGGTAAAAAAACAGTGATAGGATTTATTATCGTGGTTATCTGCGGAGATCCAAACCTTGGTAACTATCTGCCAGCGTACTGGATCAGTGTGTTGCACTATGTCGGCACGTCAATCGGTGGTGTTGGTATCGGTCACAAATTGCTAAAACGATGAGCCGTTTAAAACTATGTGTTGATTGTACCCACGGTGGCATGCGTGCCAAGCGTGCGCCGGACGCGTACTGTCTACGAAAGTGTGTCAAGCGGGTCGATCTAGTAACCGGCGCGAAGCGTGGCGAGTCGTACAATGATGCGCGCAGCGAGGGCGGGTCATGCGGTATAGAGGGCAAGTTTTTCGAGCCGGTGGAGTTTTGATATGGATGTAAATAGAGAAGTTCTACGGGCCATAGAAAGAATGTTTGACGCCGGTACGGCAGGGCACGGCTGGCAATCTATTGAGGGCATCGCCATTCGCATGGGCCTAGATTCATTTTGTGAATTTACAGGGCTAACTGAGTTGGGGGTTAAAAAAGAGTATGGCATACGAGAGTATTATTTTGTAGAAATTCGTGACATAGATTTCGAGCTTGGCGAGTGGCGGGGAAACGTTGATGGTGGTCAATTATTTGTAGAGAGCGAGGCATGATGAAAAAAAATGACATTGTAATTTACTCTTGCGAAAACACTCCGGGCAAGCACGACGCTAGCGGGGCCTTCGTCCCCGAGGCGCTAGCATACGCAGAGCTCCACAATTGTGCCAACGTGTTCCCGCAAAATTATGTACGCGTGCCAGCGGCAAAGAGTCGGGTCAATTTTTACGATTGCTTATTGAAGGCATATGAGGCGAGCGGCCCAATAACATCAATCGCGTTTTTTGGGCATGGTTGGCACAGCGGTATTCAAGCCGGGCTCAATATCAGACACATACCCGCGTTGGTAGCTATGCTCGAAGATATTTGTCACCCCGACGTTAAGATAATATTGTACGCGTGTTCCACTGCGGAAAACAAAATCAAAGACCATGAGGCGGACCCAAAAGAGTTAGCAAACATTTGTGACGGCGGTTTTGCTGATAGGCTACGTGATGAGATGTGGGAGTATGACGACTTCGAAGGCTTCGAGGTCTATGGGCACAAGACGGCGGGCCACACTACGCGCAACCCGTACATGGTCCGGTTTGACAGGGGCGGCACTATTTGGGCCATGCCGCCGGGTAGCCCGCATTGGCACGCTTGGGTTAAGGCGCTCAAAGAAAATAAAAACGACATACGCTACACGTTCCCATTTCTCAGGATCGACGAGATCCACGAAGTACTCAGGGCGTAGTATGCGCCTCTACCCCAAACAGTCCCACACGTTAGAATTACTTGAAGACCCAGACGGACCTACGGAGGTCCTAATGGGCGGTGCCGCTGGGGGTGGCAAGTCCGCGATGTTGGTTTACTGGCTGCTCAAAGGTGCTGTCAAATACCCGGGGTCCAGATGGCTGCTAGGTCGCCACGAATTGACCCGGCTGAAAGAGAGCACGCTTGTCACGTTTTTTGAGATTGCCGAAATGCAAGGGTTTCACGTCGGCAAGCAATACATATACAACCAGCAAGGCAATTTCCTACTGTTTAAAAATGGTTCTAAAATTTTGCTTAGAGATCTAGCGTATCTGCCAAGCGACCCGGAGTATCATAGATTTGGGTCGCTAGAGATAACCGGCGCGGCGATTGACGAGGCGGCGGAGGTACGTGAGGGTGTCAAAGAAATCCTCTCCATACGTGTGGGTAGGTGGAAAAATAAACAGTTTGGTGTACCTGGCAAGATACTAATGTCATGTAACCCGCACAAGGGGTGGCTGTATCACACTTTTTACAAGCCCTGGCGTGACGGTTGCCTTGAGTCACACAGAGCGTTTATCCCTGCAGTATCGGGCGATAACCCGGCGCTAGACGATGCATACTTGTTGTCGCTTAACAGATTGACCGGTGCGCGCCGTGAGCGCATGTTGTTGGGTAATTGGGATTACGACGAGGACCCGGCGCGGTTGATGGACTTCGAGAACATTGCAAACTTGTGGACAAATACGTTCGTCCCCGAAGGCAAAGAGAAATTTATCACGGCGGACATCGCAATGATGGGGTCAGATAAGTACGTGCTCAAGGTTTGGGCAGGCTGGCGAGTCATTGGTATTTCTGTATTTCCAAAGATTGATGCCAAGGCTATCGAAAATCACATACGCGAAAAAGCCAACGAGTTTTCTGTGCCGCGCTCCAACATTGTGTACGATGCGGACGGGTTGGGCTCATACCTCAACTCATACCTCGAAGGTGCCCACGGTTTTAATAACAACGGCAAACCGGTCGTACGCGAAGCGGGGACGGACCCCTTCCAGGAAAATTTCACAAATCTAAAAACTCAGTGTAGTTACAAATTGGCCGAAAAAGTCCAGGCCGCTCAAATCTATATCGTAGATAGAGAATACCGCGACGAAATATCCGCCGAGCTGGCATGGATAAAACGAGACCGCATGGATAGCGACGGTAAGTTGTATCTTCTACCCAAAGAAAAAGTTAAGCTAGGCTTGGGCAGGTCGCCAGACTTTGCCGACTCTATGATGATGCGCACATATTTCGAGATCACGCGAGAACGCAACAAGAAAATTACAGGTAGTGCAACGAATGACGACATACTCGGGCACGGTGGCCGGTATGCCGATGACGATTATGGGATCACGAAGGGGTATTGAAAAATGAAATGCTTCATTTGCAAAAAGGACGGCGGTTTAGAAGAGATTGGCAGCGGGTCGTACAAGTGCTGCTGGTGTGGTGGTGGCTGGGATAACAAAAACAAAAAGTGGGTTAAAAAGATGGATACATTCCGCAAAAGGACAAACCCGCTCGATACGCTGGCCAGCCTGTACATGTTGGGGCTGATGTATGAGCAGTTAAAGGACGACTAGCCCCGCTATGCTCACCTAAACATACCGAACGCGTAACATACTTGCCAAAGCATAGCGGCACTCCTACAATGGCATAAGGAGTGATTTATAATGGCTATCAAAACATTACAGCTTATGTACCCACGGCAGGTAGACGATTACCGGCGCATTACTAAAAAAATGCTGAAAGAGATAGTCGCTAATAGCAGCGGGGCGCACAGATACCCGGTAGCAGTGGGTCACAACAAGCCAATGGGGTATTGGGGTGATGACGCCGAGGCTGACGGCAGGTTGTTCAACCTGCGTTTAACTGATGACTTTAAGCTCCTTGGCGACGTAGAGCTCCAACCCGAAATTGATAAAAACTACGAGGCCGGGAAATATGTGGGCTGGTCTTTGGGGATCGTCCCCAGCAAAAAACTAGGGACGTACATCGACCATTTGGCGCTCCTTGGTTCTGTGGGTGCCGCGTTTAAAGACTTAGAAGATGTCACCGGCAAAACCAATTTTTCAGTAGTTGACGTACAAGACAATAACGCAACGGTGGTTTGCTTCGGAGAGACCCCCGCGCAAAATAAAACCGTTTGGTGTGTTCGAAGCGAACAGACCAAACAAGAGGCGTTCAAAGATGCGCCAACCGGAGGTAAGGACACCATGAGCCAAGAACTCAAAGATCAGATTGCCGCGCAGAAAGCGGAAATCGAGGCTTTCAGGGCGCAGAAAGCAGAGCTTGAAACATTTCGAGCGGAGAACGCAGAGCTAAGAGCCCAAGTGGAAGCAAGAATCGCGATGGAAAAAACCAATCGCGTTAATGAATTTACGGCTGTTAAAGAGTCAGTGTTGACCGCAGCCAAGGGCAAGGGCTTATCTGAGCAAGTTCGTGACTTGCTCTCAAGTGCCATTGATGCACAGTCCGAAGCCTTTGCATCTGGACTTGTTAAGCGAGACCTTTTTGACGCCCTGTTGCAAACATTTGGCGAGTTGTCACCAAAAGTGCAACCCGGCGAAGCGGGTAACGAAGGTGCCGACGAGTCATCCAAGCCGATCAAATTCTCGGGCAAAGAAGCAGTTAACTGCTTGTTCGGGTCACAAGAGGTGAACCATGGTTGATTTCAACACCAAAAGAGCGGTTGATACGTATACCGAAAACTATGAGCTTTATGTGCGCGGCCCTGCCAGGCTTAAAGACGTTTTCTTGGACGCTGCAACGGCCGGTTATGTGCCTGTGGTTGGTGATGTTATTTGCCGCAAGAGCGACGACACTAACAAGCACCAAAAATGGGATCCCACGGATGCCGCGCTGGTTATCCTCGGAGTTATTGACAATCTCGAATCTGACAACACAGGTACTGCCGTTGTCAAAATCGGCATTGCCTTGGATGCATGGGTTAATTACGCCGCGCTCGGTATCACCGGTGGCGTGCCTTCGGCTGCCGACAAACTAATTTTGAAAGATGGTCTTCGCGCTGTCAATATCGACGTAGCGGGATAAGGAGGAAATTGTGATTACATCGACAAAAGACGCAATCCTACGCATTAAACCCGCGCTGGTACTGCAAAAACTGGGTGAGATCAAAGTGCCTGACACTGAGATCATGACTAACGTTTTTAAAAACAAACCAACTATTAACGATTCCTCGGTTGCGAAATCAGTGACCGCTGAAACGTTGCGCGCTATCCCCTACGTGGGCAAGACTAACCCCGGTGTTAGATTGCAGGGCAAAGTGATCACAACCGAGGCTATCACAGTCCCGCCCATGAAAGCGCAAATGACGGTAACGGCCGCAGACATCGAAGCATCCCGCGAATTGCAAGGCATGGAATTCCAAGCCTGGCTACGCGATAAGCTCGTTACTGTTAGGGCCACAGTCTCGGCAAACATGGAGTGGTATGCCAGGCACTTCCTAGCAACTGGCTCTTGTGCTTACCCGTATTGGGTAGATGAGACAATGCAGGCCCTCACCTACTCGCTCGGCACCATGACTGCCGTATCCGGCCCGCCCTCGGTACTGTTTGACGCAGCAACCGCAACGCTTACCGACGTTATCCTACACCTCGACCTGATGCGGAAAACAGGGCAAGACGTAGCGGCAAGGGGTCACTTTAATGAGCCTTCGAAAATTATCACATACGCACGCTCTGCGGTGTGGAACGCGATTTACGACATCCTCGACGGCAAACAAACTACTAACGTAGTTTCCGGTCGGCGCGATGGCGACGATCTTTATGTTGGGCCGTACAAGATCAGAAAATTTGACGCCGAATGGATCAACCCGACTGATCAATTAGCAGACAACGCAATCACCGCAAAGCATATGCGCATGATTGACACGGGCTTTACTGCACCGCACACAATGGCAAGTTTGAGACTCGATAACTTCAACGCCACGGGCGGGCAAAAGTTTGTCTACGTTGGCGTTATCCCAGATCCACACGGAAACTTTGTCGACATCGACGTGCAATGGCGTCCTTGCGGGTTGTTTATCCCCGAGGCCATGGTCGATAGTGACGCGGTAATTTCCTAATGGGTGGCGGGCTATATAGGATCCTCTTTCGATGCGAGCAATCCGGCAGGGTTTTCGCAGATCTGTTTCAAGACGTTGACGAAAAAAAAGCGATTGAACAGGCAAAGAGGACCTATAAAGATTACGAATTTGTAGAGTGCACTGTCAAACAGAGGTCACATTCTGAGATTCGCGCCGATAGGAAAGAATTTGAGGCCAAAGCCGCGAAAGCTAGAGACGACGCGGCTATGGACTTGTTAACGCAGCAATCCGAGCGTGAAGCCAAGAAATCTTCGCGCAAGAAGAAGAGTAAGTAAGTGACTGTTACGAATGGCGACATACTCGACTACGTCCTCGCGAATAGGATGCATCTCGAAGATGGTGAATATGCCCTCCAAGAGAAGGCAGGCACTATGGGCGCGGACGCGGTCGGGTCTGCGCGCATTTGGTTGCAGGGTAGGTTCTTAGCGGCGGGTGAAACCGCAACGTTTAGGGCTTTCATTGTGGCCACTTGGGGCGGGCTTGACGCGGCCGATCTAGTCGACCTTGAAACCATTCGCGCAGCTTATTACACCGACTTGGCCGACGACGTTTTAACCGAGACGTACATGTTGTTATTTGACGCCTTGGTTCGGCTCACCATCGCCTACATTTGGGTGGCGGCGGGCATGGAGGGCGAGGGCGACATAGCGCAAGGCAAGGCGCAAGAGCTCATCAGTGCTATAGTTGGGTCGGTAGCTAACCCGGACAACGTGACCGGCGGAGATGGCGGCGATATTGGCGAGGGCTTGCCCTCCACGATAGTAGTGTCACCGTTGACTGATACGGAAATATCCGCGCTGCTCGGGAATTACAGCTAATGGCCACAGAGATCAAATTCATGGGGTTGCACTCGAAGGACGCCGGGAAAGTCGGCACCTTCGCGCACGCAGTCGCACGTCTGATAAAAAGGGGCGGAGATCTCACGGATGTGATGGAGGACATAGGGGTTAACGCAGTTACCGAAACTAGGAAATTCCTATTTGCCGGCAAAGTGAAACCGAGAACTACGGACGCCACTTTTGCACGGCGTAAGACGCGCAAGAAAAACCCCGAGCTGAAAGATACAACCCTTGTGGATACTGGCATTGGGGCCATGCAGGTCGACTACAGACACACGAAGTCGAGTGTAGCTGTGGGTGTCCCAGATGGTTACATGGCTTATCATCAGGAAGGGCGAGTACCCAACTCGCCGCAACGTAAATTTTTAGTACTGCCCAATAGCGGGTACATAGTGAAGCTAGTGAATTTCCACTGGCATAAGGTGGTGAACAGATGAATGAAAAAAAGACAGAAACTGTTGCAGAAGAAATTAAGCCACCCTTAAAAATCGTGGAGGACGGGCTTAAGGAGTACAAAGTTTTTACTCGTACTTACACCGAAGCCGAGCTCTCGAAAATCAAAAACAGTGACGAACGTATAAAGAAAATGCGTATGTCACCTGGACCCGTTACGATCCGCGCCAAGTCGATTGCCGAAGTCAAGGCGAAATTTTCGGATAAAAACGTTGCACAGATTTACGAGATTAGATGAGCTTATTGCGTGCCACTGCTTCGAGACTGGAACTAATTACGGGCGTTAATCGCTCGGAAGTAGAGCCCTCTGTTTCGAACCGGCGCGCAGACAAATGGATCGTGAAAGTGACGGCGTATTGGAAAGAGGTGAGTTGTAATTATTCGGCTCAAGACGACCGAAATAATTTCGAGGATAACGGGATGATAGTCGAAGGATTTTGGAGGGCGTTGCCTATCCGAGCAATCTACCAGAGCAAGGGCGCGGGTGAATTATGGGATGGTAAGTTTATGGCACAAACCATGAAAAACGTAGACACGTTGCACGACCCGTTCCACGTGCCCGCTTTCGGCGGCAAGTTGCAGGGCGGCACACTCGCTAAAATGGACAACGGCACGCCGATTGACATTGCTGATTACTACTTGATAAACACGGACGGCCCGGGCATGGGTTACAACGTTGCGCTCACTAGGGACCCCGGTTCCGACGTAGTACCCGACGGCCCGGAGATTAAAAACAATAAACGCGCCGGTTACGTTGCTGAACAACATTTTACTGGCGAAATAGTATTCTACGGGGTTCGCAGAATCCCCGAAACCCAAAGAGGTATAGTATGACACTCACGTACGGTGTAGAAACATTACAGGGGCCTACCAAGGGAGCCAAACCGCTATCAGTGGCAACTGAAATAATTGCACTGTACGGCTGTTTTCCGGTAGACAAAGAGACGAGCCCGACCAAAGGCTACCCGCTACAATGGCGGGAAGAGCTAAGCTGGACAACTTACCAATCCGGCTACGGCGGCGAAGAATTTTGGGGCGCTAGCACGCTAAACAGATCGGGCGGTTTTGTAACTCCTAAGAGTTGCGAGACACTGTTGAATCTGTTCGCACTGACGCCCGTTCTGATTTACAACTTTTTCGACCCAGCAAATCATTTAACTACAATTACGGCCGAGTCCGTTACGTTCACAGCGTTGGCAGCAACGCAACCAATTGCTGAGAAGTTCGCTTGCATCGACACTTTTGTTGTCACCGATGACCCAATGACTCTTACATACGTAGAGGGTACTGACTACTCGTTAGAGCGCAACGCAACCACAGGATTTGTGGAAGTTACGAGAATTACGACCGGCGCGATCGGCGCAACTGATAGCGTGTTAGTCACTTACAAATACTGTGACCCTACCCTCATCGTGGATGCAGACATTGTGGCCGCAATCGCGAAGGGTAACGACATTATAACCGAGCTCGGCTTTGGTAAAATACCTGGCTGGCTGCATTGCCCCGAGTATTCAAGGATCGCAGTAAATGGGTCAGACCCAGCGGTGGTTAGGGCTGCCCTGAAAACGCAGGCCCTCGCGCTCAACACTGTATTCACGACTCGATTTATCTACGACATTGACGAGACCGCGTACAACGTCACTGTGGCTGCGGGGTCCCCAGACCTACAAGAGATCTATGACGACAAAGACGTGATGAGTGAGCATGGTAGGGTAACACAAGGGCGCGGGACATCCACAGGTCGCACTGAACAGCTTTTGAGCGATTGGTGGTTGGCCGCACATACCGAGGAAGTTTCACTAAACCAGTTCCCGGCCGCGTCCCCTTCGATGCGCGTACTCGAAGATTTTACGCCGGATAACAAGCACGCTTGGCCTCTGGTATCGAACGCGATTAGGGACAAGGGCATCATTACTGTTATCCTAGACCCGGGCGATCGAGGGTGGTGTATCTGGGGTACTTGGACAAGTTACTTTGCCGGTACTGCAACAGACCTGGCGAAGGATTCCACGAATCAAAACGACGTGTACAATTATCTCAATAAGGCCATGACTAGGGATATTTGGATCAACAACACTGACAGAAATTTCAACGCCACCTCTGCGCAGCTAATCATTGAGAAATGGAACGGACTAGGCGCGCAGCAAGTAGGCAAGGGCAAGATGTTGGGGTGGGAGCTTAGTTTCTTGCCTTCAGACAACTTGGACCTATCGCTTAAGGTAGTCTACAGACTCAGTCTGTTAGCGCCCGAGCCACAGAAAAAAACAGAGATCATCATGCAGTTTGATCTCAATTACCTAGACACCGTTTTCGGGTAATAGGAGGGTATTGTGCCTACCGAATTAGAATTAACGAAAGCATTTCAAGTCTCGAAAATGGCGATCTACATCGCAGGCGACCGGACCCAATATGTGGCGTCCGTTAAGATCCCGCGCATCGTGTCACCCACCGAGACGTTTAACAACACGTCAACGGGCGGTGAGGTAGAAGTTGCGGACTCGGGCCGTAGGATGGCGTCCGGCGACGGTGAGATAAAGTTCGAGGCTGTCGAGGCGGGCTTGTACCGTAAGGTTTTTGACGCCAAGCAAGTATATCTGATGCAGATACCTATGGCGGTTAACTCGCTTAACCCGCAGCTTGGGCGTATGTTAGCGATGCCCATGAAATACACAATTGGTGCTCAATTTCATGATGTGGACGACGGCGAAATTTCGCAAGGCGTGAAGCGCGAGATCACTGCGAAGTTCAAAATGTTTAGCTACAAATTGGAGATCAACTTGATTGAGGAAATCAATTTTGACTTTGTTTCTGGCGTGTTCAAAATCGGCGGCGAGGACATCCTAGGCGCAATCAATCTGCTACTGTAAAAAGGACCGAACAATGGACGACGAAAAAAAAGAAGAAGAATTATCTGAACTTGAAAAGGCCAAGAAGTTACTCGGCGAGGCGCAACCCGCAATTGCTAAATATGCCAAAGAAATGGGCTTTGACTTGGGGCTTGAGGATGGATTCGTCGAGGACATCCCGGCCCCTAAGTTTAGACTAGTCCGCAAGTCAAGAGTTGGCGACATCGTGGAAGCCGAACGCATGGCGCGCGAGCATTTCAATACGAAAAAAGATTCCAATTTCAAGGTTACGCCTGCGATGCTTATGCAAGCAAAAATCTGTATCTTGGGCGTGTTCGGCGAAGAAAAAGATCACTACAACCTTTTACAATTGGGTGAGCTGGGTGAGGATTTTTTTACAGTGGTCTCAGCGACGTATTCGAAGTACCTTGCTTTTTAGAGGACGACTATATCGACATGCATGCCACGCTATGGACTGCGGGGCTGTCGATAGGGTACGCGCAAATGATGGAGATGCCCGAGGATTATTTTTTAAAGTTGTTTAAAAGTTATGCGGGAAAAATCAAAGAGGCAAAGGACAGGGCAGATAGAAAATGACACCGCAAAACCAAAAAGGGGCCTACAAAAGACTGAGTTTTGAAACCCTCGGCGGTGATGATTACGTTCGACTTACCAGAGTATCCAAAGGCATCCACAGAGAAATAATGACACCAAAACTTTCGGTACCCCAATCACGTGAGGGTACCGAAGTTTACAAGCAAGTGGACCGTAACGAAATTGCGGCGGCCGTGCTTATCCGGTCGCTAGTCACACAGATGATTGTCAAGTGGTACCCAGTCGTAACGCTTAAAAAAGTGTATCTCGCTTACGCCTCCGCGTACACTTCCGTTCAAAATACTTATCAAGTCACGTACAATAAAAACTATGGCGTTGTTAGCCCGGAGACTTACTACAATGGCTAAACCAAAAATATTTGACATAAGTCTACCGGCTATTTTTTCGGATGCGGTTGACGATTTTCAGGCAATAACAGGCTACGCGCTTGAACGCTCGGACGCTGAGAGACTCATGCTCCAAAACTTCTCCAACTCAGTGTACGAGTGGGGCTCGCAGTGGTTAGAGGCGAGCGCACAAAACTATCTTGAGTACATGACAGAGGGCGCGCAGTTAGACGCCTACGGCGGCGCGCGAATACCACGATTGTTAGAGACCCCCGCAAAAGTTTGGGTCCGGGTTGTGTTTACGGCCGAGCTAGAATCATTCCTACCAATTCACGAAAATACCGTTGTGACTGGCTCGAATGATAATGGTACGTTTACATTCAAAACTACCGGTCTGATAATGGCACCCGAGGGCTCGTCTGACATAGACATAGAATTCGAAGAGTTTATCGAGGGCGGCACGAACTCGGGCGTGCTAGCGAATGATATTGAAATAGGTTCTGTGGATACACTGATTGACATAGACGATACTTACAACGGTATTATTGATTCTGTCGCAAGTATTGCCGAGTCTCACGGTGGCCACAATTCGGAGTCAAACGAGCATTACAAAAAACGGTTGCAGTATCGTGAAATGTCGCCCTCCACAGCGGGGCCACGCGAGCAATTTATCCTAAAATCATTGGGCGCTCATCACAAAGTTTTGGACGTAGGGCTGTTAAAACCATTTTTCGAGATGGATCTCTACGTGCTACCTGTAGATTTTAAAGACCATGTTTTGGGCGATGCATCCGCGCAGATTTCCAATTTAGTATTAAGCGGTTTGACCGTGTCGAACACGGACAATGGTAGGCTGTATTGGTCACTGTCTGGACTGACACCAACGCGCACTTTGAACGTATATGACGACATGGCAAAGACGTCACTGGTTGCGCAGTACTTGACCGGCGCGAACGGCACCGGGCTAGTGTTGGCGGCGGTCGGAGGGTCGGGCATCACTGGCACCTTTGACCTAGTTGGGTCTACAGATGACACGGACGCGGCAAACTACCTCAATACGCATATGTTACCCGTTGCGGCCGTCGAGCAACTTTGGAACCCTACGGCGGGCGAGTCCGCTGTTAGGCCGATCAATGACCAAGTCAACGTATACGTATGTGCCGAAGAGACTTTCACAATCTCGACACTGAACATAAAAATATCTAGCGGCAATAAGGAGACAATCGAAGCGAAGGCGCTACAACTGATCAACCTCTACCGCACCCAACTGAGATCCGAGGCGGGCAGACATGCCGTGAAGTCTCAAATCGGCGGGCTGATAACAAACATTCCCGGCGTGTACACTGTTGACATAGTGCTTGACGGTGACGCCACAAAAACGGAAGTATCTATCGATGATAGTAAATTCTTGACCTGCCCAACGCCTACGATCACTAGTGAGATAGTGCTATGACCCTAGGGCGCGAAAGAGCTTTTTTATGGAGCGATTACGACGCGGGGCAGGCAATCAACAACTTGACCGTTTTGGGATTTCTCGAAGCGATCAACAAAACGTTTGACGCCAATACGCCCACGCGTGCGGGTATGTCTGTAGAGCTCGATAAAATACCAATGTGGACGGCTATCGAGAACAAGCTACTAGATGAACCAATGATGGACCTGATCGCACGTCAAATGAAGTTCCCGGCTTGGGAATACGTTGGCAAGTACAACTTGGTAGCGCCGTTTGATACTGTGCTTAAGCGTAAACAAGAGATGCTACGCCACGTCGTGCGGCTCATGGAAGTGCGCGGGACTCCGTACAGCGTTGCGGAGGCGTTGCGGGCGTTTGGGTTTACGAGTGTCTCTATAATCGAAAACGTGTCTCTGGATTTTAAATACGACGGGACGTACAGCTATGATGGCACTATGGCGTATTTCGGGAACTTCGAGCACAACTTATTTAATGTTGAATTAACTACTATTTTGGATCTAGTCGGGCCGCCGGATGAGCAGGTTGACGCCATTGTGAGCATAGTCAACGCCTTTAAAAAATATCGTCCGGAGCTGTATCAGGTTATAATACATACACCGTCGGTGCCCTCGGGAACAACGCGTACGGTTTGGGAAGGGATCTAGATTATGTGGATACCAAGTAAATCAACAATAACCAATTTTGGAGACGCATGGTCTGACACAGTCGCAGTCCCTGAACTACTCGATTCTGTTCTAGGCCAAAACGTTCCGGGCGCGCCGGTAGCATTGGGCGGGCTCGCAAGCGCTAGTGCTAATATTTTCGGCGCTATCGCGAACAATTTACAATATGTGAGGGATACATTTATCACCGAAAGTGTTGTGTACAACGTCACTAGCGTTGCGGAGTTATCCGCAACTTTGGACATCATAGAAAAGATTCAATACATCCAAAAGGGTGCGGTGGTACAAGTCAGTATTGCGGCGGGGACGTACATTTGGACTGAGACGCGTGCACCCATAAGCGGGGAAGGGATATCCGGCGGCGGTCAATTACGTTATGCCGCGATAGGTGGCGCGGTAACTATCGAGACGCAGATCAGTGCGAACAGATACGGGATCTATTTTCACAAGATGGAAGCCGAGGCCACGATCTCAAACCTCACGCACCCTCTCATAATTAGTAATAACGCTGCGAGCTCATCAAGTGTGGTGCGGGTCTCAGAATGCCGGTCTGTTTTTATTTACGGTGTAGAGTTCGAGAACCAAAGTGGTAAAACTGTAGGTAATATTTTTTATGTAACCGGTACCCGCTTCTTGGAGTGCTCTATAACCGCCGACACCGCAGCGCCCACAGATAACGGGTGTGAGCGGATAATAAAAGCGGAGGACGGGTCTACTGTTTATTTCAACTGCCGGTATTCCGAGTTAGGGATTTTTAAAACTGAGTATTTTGATCTGTCAAATAACTCAACTCTGATTATAGACGAATTTGACGATCTTTGTTGGGGTGGGTCGTTGCTTGGTAGCATGGCCGCACGCGCAGGCATCACTTGTGATGACTCATCTACATGGCGTGTGACCGCTCTGTCAACTTCGGGCGACGGGTCATACACCACCCCGTATGTATACACCGTAGGCGGCATGGACACCCCCGCGCAAATCCACAGATTGATACAATTTGTGATCGATATGATACCTAAAGACCTCAATTTTTGGGTGAAGATTAAACTCCCCGCAGTGTTGACACTGGCGGGGAACCTAGTCATAGAGGGCTTTTCAGGGCACGGCGGGCTGATACTCGAAGCCAACACACCACTGTTCACGGTTTCCAATTCTCAAGACTCCGGGTTTTTAGCAACAACGGGCGATTGTGTTGCAATAAATAACTGCAAGAGCGAAATAGTTTTTGACTCCGTTAAGTTAGACGCGACTGTAGGTAACGCGATTTCCGGCATTTCCTGTGGGCATGTCCGCCCGCAAAATTGCTGGCTAAAAGCCCCGACAGGATCGGGAACTGATGATTCAAAAGGCAATGGGGTCTATGTTATGCGCGACTCAAAAGTACACGCGTTTTTCTGCTCGGTGGGTGCGTGTAACCGTCACGGGTTCCAGGCGATACAAGGTGCCAGAATTACGGCTCAAGACTGCGACGAAGAAGGAGCCCCGACAAACATGCCACAGCAATACGGCTATTTCGCTCGGTCCGGCGGGCTTATAACTCGCGGGGCGGCGGCGGGCGAATACGTAGCCGGTTTAGTGGGCCCGGACAGTGAGGACAAGGGCGGAAAGGTTTGGAACTCATGATAGCCGACTCGATACGATTGTGCTCACTCAAAAGTTATGAAGATAATTACGCAACGGTTGTGCTGTTGCAGGGCCACGGTAGCGAGGAAGAGAGGACGATCCCCGAAGTTATCACAAGCCGCATGAACAGCGGGTCACAAGGGTTGCCGGACGTTGGGTCTGAGGTGCTAGTTGCCTTTGATAACCTTGGAGACGCCTATCTTCTGTGGGCTATCGGCACGGAAAATCAGCCGTTGCCAGACCCCGGCGTGCCAGAGCACATCATATGTGACAACGGCGCAATCAAAGCAGAGCTAACAAAAATGGGCGGCTTCAAAGTCGAAAATAGTTCTAACGAGATAGTCGGGTTGTTGTTTGACTTAGTTACTGAGTTGGCGTTAACCACGGTTGCTACTTCCGGGGGCCCCACCACACCCGTAAATAATGCTGCCAAGATTGCAACTTACGCTGTTAAACTCGCAACGTTCAAGGTGTAAAAAATGGCCGAAGAATTTGAAGCTGCATTACGATTAGTACTCGAAGATGAGTTGTCTAAAGCACTTGAGAAAATGCAGTCGACATCTGACAGGACGAGCACGGCCGTTGAGCGGGGTTGGCGCGGGGCATTTTCAGACATGCGCCGCAACATGGGCGACGCCCAAAAAGAAATACAAAAGGGGTTCCAAAACATAAAGGGTGGTATGATCGGCGTCGTGAGCGGTGCGGCCTTTGCTGCGCCTATCGCGTTAGCTTCAAAGTCGTATGCCGGTTTTTCAGAAGGCATGTCCGAAGTTGCTACGCTTACAAAACAATCATCACAAGAAATAGAGGCCTCGTTTGGGCCAATTGTGAACGCTACGCGAACGGCGTTCGGCAAGGGGCCACTCGATACAATAACCTCGCTATATGACGGTTTTTCGGCGGGCGTCCCACAAACAAAAGCAGCGGCGCAAGAGTATCTGCAGGCCACCGGGCAAATGGCGCTTGGCGGCAAGACTGACATGTCAAGCGCGGCGGACGCAATAACCACGGTGAAAAACGCATGGAAAGAGGAAGGTTTATCATTTCAGGAAATAGTAGACCAAACATTTTCCGGCGTGCAAGATGGTAAGACGACTATCACCGAGCTATCCGCGTCAATGGGTCAAGCGGCCACCACTGTGGCATCCGCTGGCGTTAAGTATTCCGAGTTTATTGGCTCCATCGCCGCTCTAACCTCTGCCGGTGTGAAGACCCCGCAGGCCATGACACAGATCGCAGCGGCAATACAGGCACTGAGAGAACCCGGCGCAGAGGCGGCCAAACTGTTTAAAAAAATAGGCGCTGAAATAACGCCGTTGACATTAGCACAAAGAGGCCTGGGCGGCACGCTCGACTATATAACCGAAAAGGTGCGAGGCCACACGAAGTCGGAAGTAAAACGCGAAAGCATAATGCAAAAGTTGATCGGGTCCGTTGAGGCGGGCCGCGCGGTCACTGCGTTATCCGGTGATCAGCATGACAAATTTGCCGAGTCTACGCGTAACGCTCAAAACTCTACGGGTAAAATGGCGGAGGCCGCTGAAAAAATGAAAGGCCCAATGTGGCGCTATAACCAGGCCGTTGAAAAAGTTAAAATCGCTTGGGAGAATTTTGGCAAAACAACAAATCCAATATTTGAGGGCGCGCTTGAGACCATAGGAGATCTAGTCTCTAAGGTTACGGAATTTACGAACGAAAATAGAGAACTCGTTAGAGTTGGCGCGTTGCTCTTCTTGTCCCTTGGCGCTGTGGTGATGGTGTTTGGAGCTTTCAAAATCGCGCTAGGAATCGCCGGATTGCTTAAGGGCGTATCAGTAGCAATTTGGGGCGTGCAAGCCGCTACGGCCGCGCTTAACACATCGATGTGGATGAACCCCGCAATCATTGGTGGTGTGGTGGTTGCGCTATTGGCGGGGGTTGTGGCGTTTGGCCTTTGGGGCACGCAAACCGAGCAAGGCCAGCTAGCTACCGAAATGTGGGCTACGAACGTAGTACAGAGTTTTTATCTCACAAAAGCCGCTATAGACGACGCATTTTTATCACTTGCCAGATTTATGGGGTTTGAGGGTAGCGAGGGGCTGCAGGAGGACTACCAAAACTCAATCGATAAAATAGCAGAAATAGAAGGTCAGAAAAAACAGATACGGCGCGCCCAAATGGACATACAGATCCGCAATGATGAAGAGGCTTATACTCGTAAAAAAACCATGGAGGCCACAGCGGCAATAGGCCAAAACCAGGGCAAGGGTGACATCAATTTAGGTGGCATTACGAACAACATCACCGGCGGAATACCAACCGATACCGCGAGCCTTAAGAAGCTTACTGACTCGATAGTTGAGGCCGTCACCAAAGCAGACAAGCTGCAGTCTAGGGAGGCGCTAAAATGAAGTGGGGTCAATTAGGGGACATAGTTTTTGAGTTTATGACCTCGCCCGTTTATGGGTCGCTTAGTTACTCGCAACACGCGAAGTATATAAGCCACCCGCGCATATTATCGCGTGACGAATCCGGTAAACTACAAGGCCAAAAACCTATCAAAGAGCCGGATGGTATGGAGTTGGCGACGGTGTCATTCGAGTGCAAAATATCTGCTTTCGTGCTCAAGACTCTTAGTCTGTCGGTAGTAGGCGCGGCGGTCGCAGCCGCAACGCCAATACCCGGATCCGCAGTGGGCGACTTGGAGGACGACTTGAGATTTTGGGGCGACATTCGCGGGTTTATCGGAGTGCTTAAAAATGCCCAATTGCTCCAAACCGCGTCACCGCTTTTAGTGGGCGAGGACTTCATGGGCGAGTTTACGATCAACGGTCTGGACATTAACGAAAAACACAAAGCGGACGGCACGATCTCAGTAGCAGAAATAAAAATCACACTTGAGGAGTCTGTTTAATGTCAACCTCCACATACCCTAGATCGCTCAATTTCGGTATTCTTCCCGTGGGCTCCCGGTCTCGGTCGCAAAGCATCCATCTTGTGAACCATGGCGCGCCGGTCAATATAAACGAGGTCGAAATTGATGGCCACTTTGTGACTAAAAGACCGTCAATAAACCTTTTAGGTGCGTCCCCTGAGTTAATAATTGACGACACTATAGAAGGCTCTTACGGCCCCGAGCTATTGAGTGATGGAGATGCGGAAGAGTCCGGCGTTGCTAGCTGGCCCGTGGGTAACTCCGCCACAATTACGAAACAATCCGGGTCACCGTATGGTGGCTTGCAATCCCTGCGCATAGCGTACAACGGCGTTGATATTCCGTACACTGTCCGCAATATTTTAACAGTAGGCAATGTGTACAGATGGCGCGGAGTGGCGAAGGGCGACGGGACGAACGCGCCGAGGATCGGTAACTGGGACGTGAATCTATGGACGGGCGAAGCTACGGCCTCATGGCAAGAATTTGATGTGACGTTTACCGCTCTTGATACTCGCGTGCACCTCCAAAGCATGGCCACAGCGGCGGGCTATTCACAGTTTGATTCCATGACGATCAAGGAATCCACATACACCGGGCTAGCCGCGTTGATAACGTACAATAACGGCACATCAGATCCGTATGTAGAGCAGGCTATTTTGACAGTGGGTGAGGTCGTGCGCATAAGCGGCAAAGCTCGCGGTGACGGCACTTTCAAGCCGATTATAAAAGACGGGTCGACGGCGATATGGACCGGCACGAATTCGACGGCAGACCAGCCCTTTGATTTTACGGTGACGGCGTTGACTACCTTGTTTCGGCTTAGTTCGGATATTGCCGCCGCTTCAGGATATGTGGAATTTGAAGATGTGTCTGTACGCAAAGCGGCAAACATCGAACTGATAAAAACGACAAGGGGGGTACCCGGAACGGTACAGCGTATCGTGCACAATGGCGAGTATGTCTTTTTACGTAGTTCGACGTCTGATATTTACGTATACAAAATAAACGCGGAGGGGTCGCCGGTACTG